GGAGCGGCTCAAACAGAAACAACCTTGTTCTTAATATAGAGATTATAAACATTGTTTAACCCAATTCGTACCCAACAACAAATACAAATGCACAACTCACTGATTGTCATAGCATTAATGTGCTTGGCAAACATATTCATGGCGTTTACCACCTGTTCTAAGTAGCTTTTGCGAAGTTTTGTGTAATACATTGATACACAATGGTTTGCGTAAAGAAAACAAGGAAAGATGAATGGTGGTGGCGTGATGGAGACAGAGAGGTGATTTGCATTTTGAGGTATTTTCGGGGTCTTTTAGGACTCCAAAACGTACCCTGTTGCGCACCCGTACCCTGTTTTGGGTGGGTTGTTGGGTACGGATTATAAAAGCAAAAGATTATGAAGTATCGTGTCTATGTGGATGAGACCAAGAAGAGGAAGGACGGTATGATGCCCGTGGCTCTTATCTTCGAGGATGGGGGCAAGAGGTTCAAGGTGACTACCGGCTTGTTCTCGACGCAGAAGTTCAAGGGACGGGAGTTTCCGGACAGTGAGCCTAACTTCCGGGCTAAGACTATGGCGCTGTCGAAGAAGCTGATGGCTATCGACGAACATCTGATTGTCACAGAACGGGAACCGATGGAACAGACCAAGACTTTTGTGAGGGAGGTTCTTGGCAAGGAGGAGATGGGCGGCAAGTCTCTGACTAAGTATCTTGAGGAGTTTGGCAAGACGAAACCGAGTGAGGGTACGCAGAGGCTGTATGTCAAGACGGCGGAGAAGGTGAGGCAGTTTGATGCCGGTGTGACGCTGAATAAGGTAACTCCTGATTGGGTGAGGAGGTTTGACGCATGGCTTGCTGCCAACGGCGTGAAATCGCTGAATGGAAGGGCTATCCACTTGCGTAGCGTGAAGGCTCTGATGAACTGGGCCTTTGACGAGGGACTGACGAGGGAAATGCCTTTTAGGAAGTTCAAGATTAAGACGGAGAAGGTTGAAATCAGGAATGTCACGGTGGATCAGCTGCGTGCTCTGAGGGACTGCAAGCTGCCTCAAGACAGAAGGCTGTACAGGGACTTGTTTATGCTCTCGTTCTATTTGTGCGGAATTAACCCGGTGGACTTGCTGCATCTGAAGGCTGAGAATGTCAGAGACGGACGTCTTGTGTACAAGAGGCAGAAGACGGGGGCTTTGTTTAACATTCCGATTGTGGACGAGGCGATGGAGATAATAGAGCGGTACAGTGGCAAGAATTATCTGCTTAATGTGATGGACTATGAGGTGGACTATCTGTCATTCACGAGTAAATGGGGCAAGCAGATAAAGGTGCTTGGTCCGGCTGGTATATACCAGGATGCTCTCGGGCGACGCAGAAGAAGGATGGGCGACAAGATTATGCCAAACGCCACGGTGTATTCTGCCCGATATACGTTTGCGAGTATCGGTGCGGAGCTTGAGATTCCAAGGGAGACGATTGCGCTATGTCTGGGTCATTCCTGGGCGGACGTGACGAGTCATTATATTGCGTATACCCAGAAACGTATAGATGATGCTGTGAAGAAGATTGTGGGCTTCGTGAATGAGGATTTGACGAAGAAAGGTGATGTGTAAAAAAAAGAAAAACAGTCCTCTCCTCTCCTCGCGAGTCGTTGAGACGACGAGGGATAGAGAGAGATTGATTTTATGTATAGGGTTTTATATATAGGAATGTAATGGATATATATAAAACCCTATATATAAAATCATATATCATAGTGCGAAAATATGCGGTCGTATTACGATGATGATTATCAATGAGTTACAGCGTTATTTATATGTTGTATAAATGCAAAAAATGCCACTCTATGCGATCGCATAAAATGGCATTTTCTTGTATGTAAATGCGACTGGCAGGGATGTCAGTCGCGGATAGACTTGACGTGTATTTGCTGCTCTTGTTCTATCTTTTCGGCATCTGGCAGGCGGAAGGCTGCGAAGGCTTCGGGGGATAGTGAGAGCCGCCCCATGATGTAGCGTTGGGTCATGGCTATGTTGGGTACATTGCCTGACATGTGTCCCATCATCATTGCTATCTGCTCGATCGCTACGCCCTTGAGGGCGAGATTGGTTGCGAAGGAGCGGCGCCCTGTGTGTGTGGATACGAACTCGTACTTGTGTCCCCGTCGGTCGCGTCCGGCAAGGAACACCTTTGCTGCGGTGTCGATGCCGCAAGCCTTGCACATTTCGCGTATGTTGGTGTTGTATGCCGGTACGGAGATTGTCTGAGGCTCGCGTGGCGAGGTGCGTTCGAGGTATTGCCGTAGCCAAGGATGGACAGGGACTGTGACTTCGGTACGTGTCTTGGTGGACACATAGGTGAGGGTACGTCCGTCGGGTGCGAGGTTGTCGGACGTGAGCCGGATGCAGTCGGACAGACGTGCTCCGCACAGACATTCGAGCATGAAGATGCGTTTGGCGTGGCGCATGGCGAGGGTACGAGGGTTGTAGGCATTGAGGCGTGCTATCTCCTCGTCGGAGAGGTAGACGGCTTGTGTTGGTACTTTTTTGGCGTGCAGCACCTCGCCGAACTTGAGTGAGGGAACGGGTTTGGACGAGTTTTCGCGTATGACGGCGTTGACCTCGGCAAAGATGGTGCGTGCGGAGTTGGGTGCATAGGAGTCGATGATTTGCTCGCGGAAGTCATGCAAGTTGTCGTCGGTGAGGTCTTCCCACTGCGGCGCGTGACCGATGATGCTCTTGAATATATTGACTACCTTGACGCGTCCAGGGTGTTTCCAGATGAAAGCCCCATAGAATGTATGTCGCCATGCGTAGCCGTCGTATGTGGCGAAATAGCCCTTGCGGATGGCGTTGGAGTATTTTTCTTTCTGTTCGGGTGTGAGAAGTTCCTCCCAACGCCGGGTTCTGAGTTGTGTCATATTTTCTTGATTTTAAATGGTTGAATGGTGCTTTACGGTTGTGTAAAGGTAATATTAAATATAACATAAAGCAAGTTAGGGCAAAAAATCTGTATTCTCGTTGTGTTTTTATAAATATTAAAAAAAATCCCCACCTACCGAGTAGATGAGGAAACTTTTGTTAATACGACTACTGTTGTTTCAAAGATAGGGTTTGCAGGTTCTTTCTTTGAAGAACACTATCTTGGATTTCTACCTGCGCAAACGCGGTATATGTTGTTCCACCTCCAAGCCAATAGGCCCATTCTTTTCTATGTATTGTGACAGATACAACTCTGGATTTGCTCTCCCATATGTAGTCGTGCGAATTTTCGTATAACGCATCTTCTTTTTCAACCCAAGAAGAGTCTTTTGATGGTTTTCCATATTCCTTGCATAATTCCACGAAAAGTTTGTTTTTGTCTTTCTGTAAATCTCCCTCGTCTTTGTATGATTTACTTATGTAAGACAGACATTTTATCCTTTCGTCTTTAGAAACGGCTCTTGCCTTGTCAAACTCAACTCCAGCAAACGTCTTATCCATGAGGTCGAAATATTCTTCGTAATCAGCACTTGGTGTAAGGATTCCCTTTCCTACGAGCGACATTGCTGTGTCACCAACCTGTATTTTGCCATTTAAGTAAAGACAGCTATCTGTCTGTGATGTATCCCTGCCAGTTTTTGACGTACAGGAAGACAGTGTTGTTGCAGTGGCGCTTACTATAGCAAACGCACATAAGATCCATGTTTTTTTCATAATTGTATAATGTTGGTTAAATGTGATTGGCAGGGTAAAATATTTCCCTGCCAGATTTAGGAGTTGTAATGTGATTAGATGTCGTCGTCATCCTCGTCATCCTCTGTGTCTGACATCGGAGGCACGAGAGTGTTTGGGTCGAAGTCCTGGCAGTCGATGCTGTTGAGGGCGACAAGTCGCTGGTAGGCGAAATCCTTGAGTGGAACGTCGTTGTCGTTGGCTTCTCTTATTCGGTCGAAGTCGTCGGTGTAGAGGTCTTCGGCAAGACCATAAGGTTCGAGGGCATCGGTGTAAGCGAAGTCGAGTCCGTGCAGCTGCTTAATAAGTTCCTCGTAGGTTTTTGTTTTGCCGTTGGCGGCATCGACGTAGGCCATACGGATGTAATTGGCAAAACAGTCGCGAACGTGTTGTACTCTTGATTTGTACTCTTCGTCGGAGATGTTGATTGTTGGCATGATGTTGATTTCTGTTTTTATGAATAATGTAGAGGATAGTTAGAAGTTCCATACTGCATGGAGGTACTGCATGTCGAACGATACTGACATGCGGAGGCAGTCGGGGATAAGATTGCCTATACCATTGCTTCTGGCTTGCTTCATAAGTTCTTCGGCTTCTTCTCTTGTGTCGAACAGGGCTGCGTCCTGGCGGTTCATAACGAACGCCATTGGACTGCTGAGGAAGCAGCCAATCTTGTTGTCGCGATTGTAGACAACGACGAAGTAGACCTTGCGCTTGGCAAGGATGTCTCCTGGCTTGTTGGACAGTTTCATAATTACTAATTGTTAAAGTTGTTAATGTTTGTATTTTTATTGTGCATAAATCACTGCTAATTGTTATCTTGGCAACGTCTTCGGAAGATTTTAATCGTACCTTTATGGAATTGCAATAAAACACTCTTCCGCTGACGGTCAATCCGTAAGGATTGTGGATTAAAACGCTCATATAAGAGCTAAATTCTACTATCGTAGATGTCGGACTGTAATGGTCTGTGGTAGCCCCGGCTTAGGTCGGGGCTTTTTTGTGGCTTATTTTAATAAACGTCTGCCATACTACCGTGTCCGCTCCATTGAGAGAATATGATCTCATACCCGGTTTCTTCATCAATGAAGGTAGAATATCCGTTTTCCCATTGTCTTGGAACATCCTCGGCTCTGTCGTATGCTGCAATAACCTCCTTTGCGTTTTCGTCATTGCTATCAAGCAAGTCGTATTGGCGGTTGTCGTTCACTCCTTCTATTTCGCTATGGAGTAGTTCTGACTTCCAGTTAGAACCATCGTAATAGTTCCAATAGAGAGGGCTGTCGAACCATTCGTTTTCGTTTCGCCAGACCTTAGCAAAGTCGTTTATCTTGGCGAGTTGCTCATCGGTAATCTCTGAGCCGATGCAAGCTTCGAGTTCGTTATTATCTCCATACAAAGATAGCTCCGAAGAGTTAACACCAAACTTCTTCTCTATAGCCTTCATCATGTCATACTCGCACTCGCTCTCATTGTTTTTGAGAGAATAATCGTTGCTACTGCCATCTGCTGCATACTTTTCGATTTCTTTGGCTAATACCACGAGGTATCTTGGCTGGTCATCTTCTTGCTGAAGGTTCTCCAATACTACTATATCGTCTCTTTTCATACATTAAAGACTTAACCGTGTTGTCGAGGGCTGAATATTACTTTTATAAAGTAAATAAGACTCTCGGGAGGCCATTGAAAATAACGGGCGACTCCTTCCAATCTATTGTGACCCAGTTATTGAACTCGGCTATTGCGTCTTCGCTTACTGGGTAGCAGCCGCCCTGCCAGTCTTTGAGGAAATAGGCCGTGCCATCCTCATAGCAGACAAAAGATGTTTTGCAGAACTCGGATGACGCAAAGACGAGATAAGCACCGTCTTCACTGAGCGCCATTATGTCGTCTATATCGTACTCCACTTTTTCGCCAGAGCAATTATACTCAGCCTGTTCAATGAGTTGTTTTGCCAATTCTTTAGTAATCATATTGCTTCCGTTTACCGTGATACGGGAGGGCTTGGTTAATGAGTAGCCTCCGTGTGGAGGCTTGGCTTAGACGAGGGTGACGGTGTAGGCGTGGTGTGGTAGTTGTTTATAACGACCGAACCACGACTTTCGTTTGCGCGAAACGATAAAGCCGAGCATTTTGAGAAGACCGATAGCGTTAGTGGCGTAGGGCTCGTCGATGATAATGAATGGAGTGTCAGAAGAATCAGTACCAATTGCGTCTTTGATAAATTGTGGGTAGGGGTATTCGTGTTCGTCCCATATTCTTGGATGCTCACAGTCTAAATAATCTTCACTTATATAACTTCGACTAACGGTTTTCTTGCCGTTTTCTATACGCTCTACGTTTACGGTATAGTATTTTTCCATTTCTCCCCAACTATTTTCTTCCTCTTCCCATTCTTCTTCGTTGACAACGTAGTGTGTAACTACGGGGATAGTAGAGATGAAAAGGGCATCTTTAGGGGCGTTCTTGTAATCAAGGAAACGCATTGTTCTGATTGTGAGCTTTGCGGACATATCGTTCTCGCGGAAGAACTCCACTACCGCGTTTTGGAAGGCTGCGGTGTCGAACGGTGGCGCTTTGAACCCTTTCTCCTTGAGAATGTCCTGCGCTCTAACAAATTTTGTTACTGCCATAATTCTATTATTATTTTGGTTGATAGTGGCTGGCAAGTTGAGCCTTGCCGTGCCTCTTCAGGCGTTACTGTGCCGTGTGCGGAGGTGTTGGCACATGTAGGTACAAAGGTAGTATTTTATAGTGAATTAACGATACTTTCTTGATACCGCAGCGAGAAAACCGACACGCCTATAGCTGTGTTGCGTGGCTGTATGGGGTTGATTTAATCCGGTGGAGGACCGGCCTGGAGCCAGGTGATAACCTGGTGTAAGGCGGGGATACGAGACCGGATTGATAAAGATGTGCTATACGACGTGTCGGTAGAGGGTCGCAATACCCTATAGGTTGGTTAAATAGTGGGCACGATTTTAGGCTTTGCAAGAGCTTGTTGTAACAAAGAAGCGTGGCACATGGATGTAGAAGGTTGATATTACCAGCCTTGAATGCGGCGTCGAATACGTGGAAACATTTCGACGCCGCAATGATGAGGCGGGTTATTGAATGGTGCTTCTTCGGAACAACTGACGTCTGTGCTGACGTGAGTGGGCTTGAACGGTGGCTGTGGCACATGGGTGTAGGAGACTGATGTCGGTCAGGATTCTCTGAGATGAAACGCGTGGATAGACGCGTTTCATCTCGGTATATTCCTGAACGACTAAACGGGGCCGTTCTTCAAGCCAAGGGCGGTGTGCGCCGCCATGCACAGGTATTACGCCGTGGAACATTTCTGTATGGTTTTGATTGTACCAGCATTAGGATACGGGATACACTCTGGATTGTCCAGAGGAAATCCCGTATCTTTAATGCGGGTATATAAACGTGGCGTCCTGCGCTGTGCAGTTCCGTGTTCTCGGACATTCATATTTGGTTTTGTTGCGGATGCGGCATTTCTGCCACATCCCTTTAGGCGTTGTTAGAGATTTGCTACGAGTGTGTCGTATGCAGCTCGTGAAGTGAGCAATGCGTTGCGCATGAGTCCAAGCGACATGAAGCCGGGGATGCGTTCGGGTGTCTTCGCTCTGTTCGTTGTGACGTTCTTTCCTCGTCCTCGCACAATACATCCGACACGTTGGTCTTTGACAAATCCAAGACCTCCGATGCGCCGCTTGCCTGTGGCAGTAGCTCGCAGAGCGTCAATAACGAACATGGAGAGGGTGTCGATGTCTTCCTTGACGTTGATGATAGGGAGCACTTGTGTAGCCCACGAGTGACCGTTGTAGCCCTTGTAGAGGTATCGGTTGATCCTGTTTACCGATGTCGTGAGCGTTGCCCCTCGTCTACAGCATGACCGTCTCTCTATCTCCTTCTGGAATGTCTTGATGCGTGTAGGAGAGAGCGATATGCTGCTGCCTTTGATTGAGTAGCCGAGGAACTTGAACCAGTGGTTAGCGTCAAGATACTCAACCTTCTTCGGGTTGAGCTTCATCTGCATCTTGCCAAGTTCCTCAGTGAGGATGTGCATCGCCTTAGTATAGTCTTTACCGGTATAAAGCATATCGTCAGAGTAGCGGGCGTAATAGCCTTCGAGCTGCGACAGCTTCTCGTCGATATGGAACAGGATTACGTCTGCGAGCCATGAGGCTACGGAGCAACCCTGCTTCAACGACTGATACGTCTCGGACAGTTCGCCTTCAGGAGTGAAGTACAGGTCGGAATGATAATAGTCGCGTAGGACATCTATCAGAGCCGAGTGTCCGTACTTTTCCTCCACCTTGTCGAAGGCTGCGTCAATGAACTCCAATGGAACGCTGTCAAAATACTTCGACAGGTCTGACTTAAAGCCGAGAATGTCATCGGTCTGCAAAGAACAAATGTGGCGTGATACGTCCTGCACCACCCTGCCACAACCAATTCCCTTCTGATATGAACGGCAGCTCGGATGAACCATCTCGGGCATAAGGTCGAAGAGAAGGTCGTTGGCGATGGAGAGTAATACTCGGTCGGCAGGCTCGTTCACATATACGGTACGGAACTCACCGTTGTCCTTCGGTATCTGCGCAGTATGGGGAGGCATTATCTTGTACTTGCCGTCACGGATGCGCTGATACATGAGTGCTCTTGCCTCGGGTTTGGTGAGCTTGTAGAGCACACCTTTGGATATGTCCTTGACAACGCCTTTGGCGATAGCGTACTGCCAACGTTCGGGAGCGAAAAACATCTCTAAAATCTTATCTTCTTTCATAATTCTGTAAAATTTAACGGTTTGTAAATAAGTCAAGCGGTTACGATGTGTAACCGCTTGTGGTTTAGGCTTGTCTGCGGTCTGAGGACGGGTGTCGGGCTGTAAGAAAGCGATTAACAAAGCTATATTCTGAAGGTACCTTGCCAGACGATAGGCAGGCAAGGTACCTTCTGAGTAGAGCTCTGTATAAATAAGCCTCACCACCGCAGGGAATAAGGATGACAAGTCCTTTCATGGGGCGCTCTACTTCTTCCACTCGGCAATCTTCTTCTCGACAGAGATGCCAGAGTCCTTGATGAGCTGCTTCATTGCACCGAGGAGTTCCCAGCCTTCGAGTTCCGAGGCAAAGTCTTCCATACGTGCAAGCGACAGCTTTACCGTGGCGAAACTGTTAAAGCGTGCACCGTGGAAAAGGATGAGATTTTTCATCGTAAAGTACGCACCCGAACCCTTGTAGGCATCAACGAACGCCTTTGACTGCTTGGCTCTCCAGTGGAGGTTGTGGCGGTCACGGTTGAACGCTACGACAGCCTTGTAGAGCTGGTATGCGCTCTTGGCTTCACGGATGGCATTGATAGCCCATACAATCGGAGTGAATACTACGCTTTCAATCTCATCGGAGAACACGTTCTTGCCGAAGATGCGCTTATAGAGGCGACCACGGCATTTGCGCTCCTTGGTTTCCTCAACGACTTTGCGGAGAAGGTCGAGGTAGTCCTTCGCCATTTCAGTCACAACCTGCTTGTTGAACCAACGATTGCGCTCGTTGAACGACTCCATGTCGCCGTGCTTGAACATCTTGTACTGTGCAAGCAGCTCCTGCTCCACCATCTTCCACGAATACTCGTATCCGCGGTTCTGCAAGACCTCCGTGAAGCTAAGACTGTTCCGCTTGTTTTCGTTCATCTCTCGGAGCATGTGGAACATCTGAGCCATCACCCAACGGCGATAGAGCTTGCTGTGTGCAATGTAGCCACCACTCGCAATCTTTGCGAATATGGGGTCGTCGTCGAGCACCTGTGTTGGAACTCCGTTGTCTACACGGACAACCATATCGTCGCCCATAGCGAAGAAATTGGAAACGTCTACGCCCGCAGCCTTGAGAGCCTCGATGCGTGCCGATGCCGACTTCTTGTTGGGTTTCGGCTGGCTTGTGCCTTTAGCGTTTGCTACTTCGTTGATAGTGAACTCGCCTGAAATCATTACATTTCTTTTCATAATTCTATTGTTTTTAAATTGTTAAAAAAGTTGGTTAAAAAATGCGAGCGAGGTTTTTACCTCACTCTGATTTAGGCATTTTAGGCTCAACCCATGAGCGCAGGATAACCAGGTCTTTGTCGTTGGGAGATTGGTAGAACCAGCTGCCCCACTCCTCGTGCCATTTTAACGCTCCAATCATAATCATTGCAAGCAAGAACGATTCAAGCTCGTAGCGTGCAAACTCGCGCGGCACTCCGTACATCATATCCTCGTCGGATAGCTCGTCCTCTCGTAATGCCTTGAAGTATCTGCGCCGGTGCGACTCCGAACGCTCTGATGGTATCGAGTGCTTGTAGTCGCGATAGCGGAGTTCAAGAGATTTGAACATCTTTTCCTCGGGGAAATCTTCTTTGTGCCAGCATCCGAGCGGAAGCTCATGCTTTCCGTCCTTTATCAGATACTTGCCGTTTACGGACAGCGAACGCTTTTCAAGATTAATGTAAAACTTCGCTCCGTTATAGACCATTTCCCCTGCATCTTCAATAATTCTATTCATATTTTTCGTTTTTGGTTAATAAATGTGGCGTGCCGAAGACCTCGGCGCATATCTGTACGATGCTGATTTGAAACAGTATGTGGAGATCACGAGTCCACTCGCGTCAGTGGGAGACTCGTGATCTATCGCTACTGTTTGAATAAATATGGTCTTCCGGCACGTCTTTTTAGGCTGCGCTGCCATGTCGGACTAACTCATAGAGCAACAGAAGTCGTCAGAAGTGAAATATGTGCCTCCATACTCCTCCTCCACCTGCTCGTCAGACACAAGCTCGTCTGCCATAGCCATTTCCCCCCATGACGGTTCGTAGCCGAGGATGGCTTCGAGCATTGTTGACTTCAGTTCTACAAGTTGTTCGCGTGATAGTTCTGATATATACATAATTCTTAGTGTTTTGGTTAATGTGCGCAGTTCTTAGCTGCGCTTTTTAGCTTTCCATAAATCCCTGTACTCATCAATGAGTTCATTCTCTTCACTATACAGCTCCAGGAGTCTTTCTTTTGAAAGAGGCTTCGTGTTGTGTACACTACAGCTATTCGTTTCTCTGCGGATTTCTGCGAGACGATCGGCTATCTCTCGCGCTCTCTTTTCATCTAAATTCTTCATATCTATAAATCTTTGGTTAATAGACAGAGGAGCGAGTCCTCTGATTTTAGGCTAATCTACGTGCTCGTAGATGTGGCGTGTAGCATCAATAGTTCGATAGTAGTCCTGCTCGTCATCGACTTCTATCTCGTTGCCGACATAATCCTTAGAGGTGAGTGTTATTTCGTCGGCACGATACTTTTCGGTAACTTTATTTTCCGCCTCCTCTACGCTATTCGCTTCTACCGACACTACTCTGTTGAGGAACTCGGTGATTGATACGTAATACTTCATAATTGTTTTAATTAAATTTAGAGGGATCGCTCCCTCTGGGTTTAGGTGTAGATGTTGTGGTTCTCGATTAGGCGCTTGTACTTCTTAGGAAACTTGTCCCAACCGTAGTAGACCAGCACAACCTGACAGGAGAACCAGGAATTGAGAGCGTACTCGTAGATATAGTAGCACTTTTTCCGCCCCGTATCGTCGTAGAGAATCCAATCGCCAGAAGCAAGTGAACCCTCGCTGAGATGGATGGCATAACCACCTGCCTCTTCGTAGCGAGAGACAAGGTTATCGACATAATGGTAGTCGCAGCTGAATTTTCGCATAATTCGTAGTTTTTGTTGGTTTAGTTGTGGGGGAGATGGACTCCCTCCGTTTAGGCTGCGCTATAAATATAGCCCTCGCACTTTGTGCCGTCTTCGTAGTAGTAATCTTCTCGTTCCGACAGCTCTTCTCGTACCGCTTCATCGCTTGCCCAATACTCGTACTCCTGCTGGAAAGCCTTAAAAAGGCTATTATAACATCTCTCCATGACATCACGGAATGTGAGGTCGCGGTATTCGGGGCGTGCACAGTTGCGGTAATAGTCAAACAGCGGTTCAAGAACATCGCAGTCGTAGCACATGCCGGTCAACGGACAGCCGTCAAAACTCTCCATCAAAACCTTGCTGCGACGTGACTTGTATGTGTACTTGCCATTTTTGTCGTATTTACCACTGGATGAGTAAAATCTTCCACGTATCAAGTATGGCATTATTTCGCTGCTTATATAACGGAACAACAGTTTCCCGTTCAAGTCTTCAAGGTCAAACTCCTCGAAAGCCAGCTTGTCGCTACGGACTTTGCCAAATCCGCAGCCTTCATAGCTTACCTCGTAACTGGTCACGTAAGAGTCGGTTATTCGCTCAAACTCCTCAAGCGTATTGTTGAAATACGTCCTGTAACACTCCATTGTGCTATCCATAACATCCCAGCGTTCACGCTCGATAATCTTGTCTTGTACATCCTTAGACAATTCGCCAAAGGTAAACACCTTAATCGTCAGCTCTTTCATATTCAATTCTTTTTAGGGTTAATACTGAACCTCCCCAAAGGGAGGCGGGTTAGGCTAAGATGCAATTTTCTCTATCTTGAGGTTTTCTGCCAATATATAGGCAGGATAAGCACGTCCGTCAGTCATAGTCGGGTCTACATACACAAACATCTCATCTTTTTCTGCCTCCGTTAGGCAGAGTTTAGAGTCTATATAGTCGTCCGTGTAAAACAGCTCGACAAATTCGTGTTCCTCTACAAAAGCAAGACAACGCTCAAGAGCTTCATCTTCGTGACCGGCATACACATTAAATTCGCTGACATGATAACCGCATCCACACCATAAACATACAGAATAAAGACTGCATCCACTTTCTTTGTTATTAATTACTTCCATAATTCGTTGTTTTTAGGTTATACTTGCACTCTCCACAAGGGAGAGTTTTTTAGGCTAACCGAACATGAGCGTATTAATCATTCTGTAGAATGTACCCTCGTCGGTGTTGTTGTAGAGGTAGCCGACAAACTTGCGTCTGTCCTCCCTTCTCAAGACTCTGTAATAATGCTTGAAGTCGGAGAAATTGCCGTTTATCCACGACTCGTGCATTATCTGCATCATTTCGTACTCGCCTGCCACCTCGTAGGACTTAGCCTGCTGCGCAAGCGTTCTGCTTCTCCTTTCGGATGCTCTTTTTGCTGTTGTCATAATTCAGAAATTAATTTGGTTAATAGAAATCCCCACCCGTGGGAGTGAGGATTGGTTTAGGCTACAGCAGCTGGCTTGCCTTTGCTGCATTCTTGCAGTTGGTAGTCGTGGAAACTCCCTTCCACATCGTTCCGAAATGATCTACGCAAAGAATCCACAAGTCGAGCTTGTCTGAGTAAGAGAAGATAAGGTCAGGGAAATTCTTCTGCATCCATTCCTTATCTTCGCCGCTCATGTTAGTGAGGAACCACTGAAATATATCGATTCCGTCCCTGCCGTCTTCATTGTCATTTGTCCACTCTGGATACTCGATGTTCTCAATTACTGATTCGTCATTCTCCACAATATTGTTGCAGAGGATAAACGCATTTCCTAACCAGTGTACGGCTGTGTAGTAATCTGTTATCATAATTATAATATTTAATGGGTTAAACAATGCTCCTGCGTGGTTATTCCACGCAGGATTTTAAGGCGTTAGTAACGGAAACGGCTCAAGTCTACGCCGTAAATCTTTGCAAGGCGCAGAATACCATTGGCGATGCGCTCAAACCATGTATTTACAAACTGCGAGGTTCTTGCGTCTGTTCTGCAATAACCCCAATCCTTGCCAATATTGGCTATGTCGTAGTTCATATAGGCTACGTTCATGGTAAAGCAAAGACCGGCGATCCAGTCAGTCAGCAATTCAAGAGCGGACATTTTGCGTCTGTCACCTTTAAATTTCTCGGTGTAGAACGTGTCAAGCGCAAACTCAATGCGCTCCCTGTCGGACATAGACTCTACATCTACATCATCGGAAGAGATAGAGTCAAGGATGTAAGCATACATTTTGCCGTTCACTTCGTAATCTCGTGGGTTCTTTTTCATAATCCTAAAATTTTAAATGGTTGATAAAATGAACCCGTGACAAAACGTAACGGGTTGTTTAGGCTTTAGTCGTGATAAGCTATACCAACAATTTCGAGTATAGCATTGTGAAACTCACGCTCGGCGCGCGGATCCTCGTAGCCAGTCATACGGTTGTTGTGCATCTTGCGGGCTGCAATCTTTGCCTTGTTGATTTCAGCAAGCAGCGAACGCTCGAAATTTTTGTCGCAATTTCTGTCTCTAAGCATAATTCAAAGATTTTTGGGTTAATGATTGCATGAGGGACTGTTTATCCCCCATAAATTCAGGCGATACGGAAGGCTGCGACTACGTGATTGTAAAAATCACGTGCCGCTGTCTCATCCATTAAAGGAGAATCGACAAATGTACGACCGATTTTGTCCGCAATACACACGCTATATTGATTTTCCCACGACCATCTGACTATCTTTACGATATACTGATAGTTGGACTTTTCGACTATTGCATCACAAGCGAGCAGCAAATCCCCCTGTAGAATCTCCTCAAATTCCTTTCTTTCCTTGTCTGTCATAATTCTAATTTTAGGTTAATAGTAGGCAGCACATTATCGTACTGCCCGATTTTAGGCGTTTTGTGTGCGGTGTGCATTGATGAAAGCAATGCAGCCGTTACAGATGTTCTCGTTGTGACGGGGGTTTTGAAAGGTGGAAAGATAAAATATTACAGTCTTTATGGGTCTACTGGGCTCCGGAGAGTCTCTCTCCATAAGAAATACGGAAGCTGACATTGAACCCAAGTATCCACCGGTGCTTATCTCCATACTTATTCTCGAATCACCTACCGTGGAAAGCTGTACCTTCCACCACTTCCTTAGCAACACTTTCATGTGCTCTAACTCTTTCAATTCACTCTGTGTCATAATTCTTTGTCTGTTGGTTTGTGGCACCGACCCTCAATGAGTCGGCTGTTTAGGCTAATCGCTCACGTTGAAGAAATACAACACCTCAGAGCTATCGTACGCCGTTTTTACGTACTCCGGTTTAAGTCTCTCAAAACGCGCCTTTTCAACGTGCATTCCCCATACTATAATCCAGATGCCAGCGGGAAGCATAAAATCCTCGTCAGTTGAATATAGCTCCTTTGTGCTTCTTGATTCAAGAAAGCACTCCGTTAACCATTGTGCACTGTTCAAATCCTGATTGTTGATTTCTTGCAGCAAAAGATAATCTCTAATTTTCATAATTCTAATGTTTTAGTTGGTGAATAGTCCGTGCGCATGATTGCGCACAGGGTTTAGACAATGTACGCCACGGTCAGGAATCTGCCGTCGTAATCAAGGAACTCTACGTGTGTGTAAACCTCCTGCATCTTGGCGTAAACATGCTCCATGAAGCGAGAACCCTCGCACTTGATTCTTCTTATTGCCATAATTCTTTCTGTTTTTTAGTTAATATGCCGGCAACGCTCAACAACGCTGCCGTGGTTTAGGACTACATAATGCGCGGACGTGAGAAGCTACGCTCAATCTTCAAAGCCTTCCAATCGACCCTTGCTGCACGACGGGAATACTCGCTGTCATCCAAATTCTTACGTCTGCACTCTGCCGAAATGGCTCTCTTGTTGCTTGCAACAAGCGCTGCAAGGAATAATTTGTCTCCGTGTGTCATAATTCTGTGATTTCTTTAGTTGGTTAATTATCGTACTGCCCAAATGAGGGCAGCTGTTTAGGCTCAAGATTTCAGAATGTGAAATCCACATAAACAAGGCGTGCGCCTTTGAACTCGCCCCAATGATTGACGTCGTCGTACTTGTAAGCCTCGTATTTCCTGGTGCTTCTGTTGTAATCGTCACGTATCCAGACCGGAGCGGTCTCCGATTCTGTCAAGCGGAAAAAATCACCACGCTTGACATTGCGCAATTCTGTCTTTCTCATAATTCTGTAAGGGTTATAATTATCGTACTGCCTGACTAAACAGGCAGCATTCAGGCGCAAAGTTTTCCAAGCACAATTTTCGTACTGCTCAACATTCAGCGTTCGATCCAAACAGGTATTTCTCCAAGCGCTCTGTCTCATGCAGGTAATTGCGAGAAAAACCACGACCAATTTTCGTACTGCTCCAGAAGTAGAAGAGAAACACTATGTAGAGAAATCCAAGCAGAACCGTATTTATCGTACTGCTTACTATCAGTATACATGGAAGAAGCTGAATGTTTCCAAGCACAATTATAGTACTTGAACGGAGGATTTGTCTTGTTGTCATAATTCTGTATTTTTTTCTGTGGTTAATAGTCCCTACACAACTGCGTAGGGTTTTAGGCGTTAATCACTCCATCCACGTTCCGCCGTGAAACGTCAGATTGTGCCCGTTCCACGTTCCGTGCCAGAATCCATCTTTCAACTCTGTTACGTCTACCTCTGCGTACAGCGACGAGCCGTCGCAGAGAATAATCATTTCTCTTACTTCCATAATCCTAAGGTTTACCGGTTAATAGTCCGTGCGCGTAATGCACGCACGAGTTTTTAGGCTATGCGGAGATGTTTTGCGTACGTTCTGCATACATCAAACGCAGGATGCTCAGGCGTACGCTCTGACGTGTCGAATAATCGTACTTCCACATATCCCATGTCCCTGGCATCTGTGAAATAATTCCAAGCGTCATGGAAATTGTCAAAACCCATGTAATGTACGTGCGGATGCTCACCGTATGTGACACAATAGCTCTCTTTGTAATATTTGCTCATAATTCTTTGATTTTGTTGGTGAATATTGGTAGAGCAGCCACAAGGACTGCCCTAATTTGCCTTAGGACGTGCATCTTGGCACCGTGTTTGTCGTTGTTGTCTTTTCTCACGGCTCACGCCCTACCTGTAACGCTGAGGTGCGCCCTGTTTCCTAACAGCTGACAGGGAACTGCTTTTTCTCAATTTGGTATGCCCTTTTGCGTATAGCTCACTGCAACCACCACGTTGCAGACGATTTAGCGAGTAACCAGCTCGCACGCTCGTGACACGTTAGAATATGAATTATGAATAACTCCCAAAGTTTTGAATTTCGCAGTTCGGGAAATTCCTGTCTATTTCCTTACAGAAAAATCTCGCTTACAAAATCCCATAACAAAGGGCGTAGCACGTCCGACACGTGTCACCATTTATGAAAATAAAACCTTAGAACTACTTCTTTTGGAATTTAGCACGCTTTGTCAGAAAAGACATAGCGAGGAACACCCACACACCACGATGAGGTATCCAAAAAACGTGTGGGGAAAAATTATAGTGGGGAGAATCCAGTAAGGGAGAAAAATTGCTCTGGAAAAATAAGGACACGAAAAAACACCCCAATCTTTTGGGATTGGGGGTAAAATTCAGGTAAGGAAAGAAATCCCTTCCTTACCTGAATATTCCTGTAACATTAGATTTTCAATGCGCCCGCCAAATACATGGCTTCAGCGGTTTCGCGTGGCAAGTTGAAACGTGACATTATCTCGTTGATTTGGCGTTCCTTTCTTACCATCTCAGAAGAACGTTTTGCGTATTGCTGCATGAACACGAACGCTTTAGCGACAAAACTGTTAACCTTATTTGGGGTATTAATAAGGCATGGCAGTTCGTTTAATAGACCCAATCCGTAAAGATTGCGGTAATTGAACCACTTGCCTGTATTGGTGCGTTCTGCAACTTCTTGAACTGCAACCGCTACAGCCTTTTTAAAAGCCTTAAGCGGTTGGCGGTCTCCGTTCACGGTCTTGAGTTGGTAAGCTTCAAAACGTGCCTTTGCCTTCTCATAGTCCGTTGAAAGTTGTTTGTAGCGTTCATCCGTCTCGTTAGCGTCCGTTATTGTCTCATTGATAGCCTGAGTTAAGACATCAACGAGACCGCCACAGGCATCTGCTACCCATGGGCGGAACATTGCAACATAAGAAGGGTTTTCTTTTTCCTTTGCCAGTTTTTGGGCGTTCTCTACTGTGTTGATAATCTCGCTTACTGTGTTTGTTGTTTTTGTTGTACTCATAATATCTATTTTTAAATGTTAATAATCCATTAAATAATAGTTTCTTTGAATGACAACCGAAAGAAAATCACTAACTTTGCAATATCGCTTACGTGAAAGTTTGTCACGTTGTACTCGTGATTTTCTTTCTAGGCTACCTGTTTGCAGCAGGTAGCCTTTTTTGTCTTGTTTCATTATATCAAAGAGCGAACACTTTCCGATTATTACCTTTGTCGGATAGCGACAAAGTCCGCCAAAAAGGCATAGACTATCCCTATAGCCTATCAGCAAATTTAACTTTGCAATGCAAAGATACGAATTTTATAGAGAAAAAACAAATTAATCAATAATCAATACTTGTCGTATATTTGCAATATATAATGTTTAACAAAATACATAACTCACTGTAATACAATCATTTACAGACTTGAAAATATTAATATTCCTGTGCTATTTGTACGATATTTGTATGTTTTTAGTTAATAAACCTTTATTAATTGGAATAATTACAGACGGTTTAATAATATTTATCTATACGTGAAACATTGTAAACAGGGAATGAATAATTAATATACAACCGTTATATATTGGTTTTCAATGTGTTACGTTAATTTATAATATAAATTGGCGTGAAACATCCAAAATGTGAATTAATGTGAATTAACAGTATATTATTACATATAATATAAATATGACAGGGGACACCCCCGTACAAAGGACTATATTTGTTAGTAGTCACCCCTCTTAAAAATTTTTTCTTCCGATTTTTGCATATTTTCTGTATATTATTGTATATATGTTAATTTATTGTTAATGCGTGTGAAATTGTGTAAACGTGCATATTTATGCAATTCGTTTATTTTAGTTATTGTGTTGTTTGAGTCTGATAATGTTGTATTGTTCTTGGAGTTCTACTTTATTATTCTGTATTATATTGCATCTAATGGAGGTTAAAATGGAGGTAAAATACAGTGTTAATAGGATTTTATGCAGTATTGGAGTATTATTATTACTATCTTTATATCGCAGATGTGTGAGAGTTCTTTTGGGAAACTTGAATCTGCAATGCTGCTTGACAGCCGATAAATAAAGACTTTTTGCTACATGTAGGTCCTCCATAGTTTGCATATCGGAAACTCCAGAGTAGAGTTAGGGAATGCGGAGTGTTGTCTGTGTGGTGGCAAAGTTACGAAATAAAAATATAAATAACAATATTAACAATGAAAAATATGGATAATGAGTTTCTGGCTGCGAAGGAGGCAAGAATAAAGGTCTTTCATGACATTATCCTTGCGATTGCCGCTGAAAGGGAGCTTGACGCTACTGAAATATTCGATGCGGTAGCTATGGCAGTGGTTGACATTGCTCGTTTCTACGAGAAGAACGGTGGAAGTTCGGCTGACGATGTTGTGGCTGACTTCAAGAAAGGTCTTGACCACTACAGCAAGAGGGAGAACTATCGTGACATCTGGGATGAGGAAGACAAGGAGGACGGTGACGATGCAGCCGTATCTTCTGGCGACTGTAGTAATACTGCGCGTCCTGGACGTGTGGGTTCTGTTCTTGTCAATGTAAAGGATTATAGCTGATCTCCGTGAAAGACATTGTCCCGAAGTACAAGGGAGCGTAATCGGGCCTGCTATATGCGGCCTCCGTACAACGTAGGCAACGGGCACTGGTGCAGACGTGCGAGATGAAGGAAAACTCGGAACCACTGCACATTTCTTTTTATTAACGTATTTATAGAGAACAATGGAGACAATTTTATTGAAATATTTTCTGTGCATGATGGGCGTGATACAAGTAATAACCCTTATCGCCTATTTCTTTTGGCTGTTGCGCTATTTCTTTCGTACTTGGAGAAAGAAGAAGGCAAAGCAAAAGGAGGGATGTCAACAGCAGGAAAAACGTATATGGCTGCCGGAGCCGCCCGTGCTTCTCACTCGGAAAGAGCATCGCGAATATATGCTCAACCATATCGAGGACGGACGTTTTTACGCAATCTCGTCGCTCCGCAACTCCGATACTTGTATTTTATGCGCCAAGCGATACGATGCCGAAGAAGAACAGGTATATTGCTATGCTTACCTTTGGATAAGCGGAAAGGGGCATTATAATCTACACGTCATCGACCCTCGCGACACTTCCAAGTCATGCAAATTTCTTGGCGGCAAGTCACTGCGCATTGACTTCGACATCAACCCTCGCTGCGTTGTCTTTGAAGAAGAAGATATATCTTCGTTCATCAACGACCGCGACTACAACACTTTCGTGCAGAGCTTGCGGACGGCAGGGTTCGAATGGAAGATTGAAAAGAGCGAGGAGGACATGGTGGGCTCTCACAAATATATGTTGAAAGAAACAAGAATAAAATAACAAATACAACGAACAAATGAAAACAAAGAACATTATTACGGCATCCATACTGCTTGTGGTTGCCATCGTTATCGGCTCACTGGTAGCCACTTACTTCAGTTACAACAACCGCGAGATTGCGCTTCGCCAACAGGCAGAGGCACAGCGTGGGAAGATTGAGGGCGTTCACGACAAGATGTGGAAAATCATCCAGCAGAAGGCTCAGGTCACTGACGAGTACAAGCAGACCTTCGAGAAGATTTATCCGCAGCTCATTGCCGGACGCTACCAGAACGACCAGGGCACGATGATGAAGTGGATTAAGGAGAGCAACCCCAACTTCGACGTATCGCTCTATCGCGACCTCATGCAGGCCATCGAGATACAGCGCACCGAGTTTCAGACCTCTCAGGAACGTATGCTCAACATCGGACTGAGCGTATGGGTGGTGAGGAATGATTTTAGGAATTAACAAATGCAACAACAATGAGTAACTTAAAGATTTATGCCAAGACCATCAAGCCTGAAGCTCAAGAGGGTATTAGGCGTTTGGCGGTAAAGAATTTTCGTGAGGGGTGCAACAATCTGGCTAAGGTGGTGAACGAGCAGCTGTTTGACGGCTGTCGTGACTGGTACTGGGTTGGTGATGATGTCGGCGGTGTGTGTGATTTTGGGGACGCGGACTTTTTGAATGCTGAGGATATGGCGAGGATTGTGGAGAGCGGCATGACGTATGATGAGTATGCTGAATGGCGTGATGCTAATCTTGAGCATGAGCAGCACATAAACCTACGGTCGTGGATGAAGGGTGCAAGACATGAGACGTGTGGTACTGTGCAACCAGGTTGTGCTCCCTACGAGTATAAGACTAATGAGTCTTGTGACGGTCTGACACGGGTGATAGATAACGCACAGGATGTAGCGGTAATGCGCGACGTGCTGTTGCGGTTCATTAATTGGTTCAAGACGGACTTCAAGACGTTGCCGCTTATACTGGTAGACCCGTTTGCTGACACAACGTGTAACAGTCTCACAGCGGCAATATACGCCTATATGTCCGATATTTCAAAGAAACGGGAACAGGAAAACAAAGACAAGGAGGAATAGCTTATGATTAAAAGAGAAGATATTAAGGTGGGGTTGAAGTTTTGTTTGCCTACAGCAGTTTCAGATAAACCTTCTATGGTTTGTATAAACGTCGAACTTTATGACGGCAAGATTCAAACTTTGGAGGAACACAACAATGTAGACTTCACGGTTGAAAGCGTTGATAAAATTTTTGACAGTGAATTATGCTACATTTCATACAACGACACTGATGGTGGATCTGTTATAGTCAATTTTCTTGTCGTGTCGTTAGAGTACATAATGAAGAATGGAGAAAAGACTATTAAAGAAAAACCTAAAGAAGAAAAGGCAGAGCAAGTGTCTCATCCGTCACACTATGCGTGGTTGAAGGATTTGTGCGGTGTCGAGCCGTTAGATATTTGCAGACACCTTGACTTTAATACGGGGAACGCTATCAAGTATCTCCTGCGCAAGGATAAGGTGGACGGCAATAAGACAAAGACCGAGAAGCGTATCGAGGACTTGCGTAAGGCAATATTCTATATTCAGGACGAAATAAACGAATTAAATGGAAGAAATTGTATTTAGGGGCAACGACAACCAGGCTCTGACGACAAGTGCGATTGTTGCGGAGAAGTTTGGTAAAGAACATAGTGATGTATTGAAAGCCATAAGAGCTTTGTTTACGACAGGGGAAAAATCACCTTTCGTTGAAAATCAGCAACTTACAAAGATGTTTGCTCTTGTGGAGGCTGAACAGCCAATGCCTGTTGGAGGTGGTGTAAAGAAGATACCCGTGTACGTTATGAACCGCGACGGTTTTACATTGCTGGCAATGGGTTTTACTGGAGCGAAGGCACTGGCTTTTAAATTGGAGTACATGAACGCCTTCAACGCTATGGAGCGGCAGATACGCCAGAGTTCAGGCGTTCCGCAGACGTTTGCCCAGGCTCTTATGCTTGCAGCGAAACAGCAGGAACAGATAGGAGCACAGCAAAAGCGGCTTGAGATGCAGCAGCCTAAAGTGGATTTCTTCGACGCAGTGGCAGAAAGCAAGACGGCTATTGACATTAAGGCGGTTGCGAATACCCTGCACTTCAAGAATATCGGGAGAAATAAGCTGTTTGAAATCCTGCGCAACAAAAAAAATACTGATGGGGAACAACCTTCCGTATCAAAAGTATGTTGACTGCGGGTATTTCCGCACGATAGAACAGAAGTATACAACGTCTGACGGCGTAAAAATTAACATAAAGACACTCGTCTACCAAAAGGGTATGGATTTTATTCGTAAAACCCTAAATGGTTTGGGTTGTAAGCAGGCGGAGCAATGACTAAGTGTGGGAAAAAGGAAACAAAGGAGAAACTATCGTGAAATGGATATGAGCAAAAACAGATACCGCAACAAGATTCCTCCGTTCACTCCAGACCCTGAGCACTGGACGAGGAAGTCGAGATCATGGAAGGCGAAGGTTGCCTACGAGACTGAGGATGATGCCTGGGAGTTCCTGAACCAAAATCCGAAGCTGAAGGCGATGGGTTACGTGGTGTACCAGTGCAAGACTTGCTCCAAGTGGCATATTGGTAGACGACATTAATAACAAACAAAAATGTAGACATGAAAAAGAAAGGTTATTACGAATACGTACCGCAAATCTACCCAAGAAGACTTTGGGTAATGTACGATACATCCGAAGAAGAAATAGACAAATGCTTTACTGATATAAAAGGCGACCCTCTTGTTCATAACGGTGTGCCTATGAGTAAAGGAACCTACGGAGGCATGGTTTATGACGAGTGTATGAGTAAAGCAGGAAAATACTTCGGCAATCTCGTTGTCTTTCCAAAAAAGAGGGATATGACTATGAAAAATATCTGCCACGAGGCGTTCCATGTCCTATCGTCTATCAATGATGCGTGCGATTTGGAAAGGTTGTATAATGGCAGGAATGAGCACCAGGCATACCTCATGGGGTGGATATGTGATTGCATCAACAATGCTCGCTTAGGAATTGGAGATTTTATCGAAATCGTAGACACAAAAGAATAGAAAACATGGATAACAAGTGCAAGGACTGCGCAATGTTTGCAGAAGAAGATGCGGACAGCCCGCCCTATTGCCTCGCCAAAGACCTCTATACGTTCGTAATGGGCGAAGATGAGGCTTGTGAGGAGTTTGCAAAGTGGGACGACAAGAAATAACAAAACAAAATAGAACAAAATGGAAAGAGAGAAGATAGTTATTGAACTTTGCGGCGGTAAGATGCCGGAAAAGGCGCACGATGCCGATGCAGCGTATGACGTGTTTACAAAAGAAGACGTGAAAGTGCTCGATTGGGAACGCTATGCAATACCTCTCGGTTTTAAGATGCAGCTTCCGAAGCATTTAGCTGCGGTGATACAGCCGAGAAGCGGTATGTCTGTCAAAGGTATGCACGCCAAAAGGATGTGCGATGGAGGACTTATTAAAGAAATGCGAATTGACGCTGATGTTAAACTTGGCTTGATAGATAGCGGCTATACCGGCGAGGTGAAAGCAATCGTGAAAACCTGTGGTATAGGCGGCTTTTTGCCAGGAGACATTATTATTCCTGCCGGCACAAAGATAGCACAGATGAGGATAGTGGAGATTCCTGCGACGGTGCTTGTGGAGGGTTGGATTGATAAGGACACGGAGCGTGGCGAAGGAGGTTTTAATTCAAGTGGAGTGAAATAGATATGGAAGGCAAGACATACATCGGCATAGACCCGGGAGCGAAAGGCTATATTGCAGTAATGTACTCCGACGGCACACGTGAGTATTACTCCATTGCGGATAATGACTATCACGATATTGCGACGTTTCTTAAAAACATCAAGACGATACACGATGAAGACTGTGTGTGCTGCATGGAGGAGATACACGCCGTGTTTGGCTCGTCGGCAAAGGCAACATTCTCATTCGGAGAAATATACGGAATGCTGCAAGGTTTTCTGATTGCACTTAAAATCCCTTATCACCTCGTGCCTCCGAAGATGTGGCAGAAGGAGATTTGGATAAACCAAGACAAAGTATCCAAAACAAAAGACGGAAAGTCAAAGGTAGACAACAAGGCTACATCTATCAACGCTGCAAGAAGATTGTTTCCGACCGAAGATTTTAGGCGTACAAGCAAGTGCAAGAACGTAGACGATAACAAGTGCGACGCGTTGCTGATATGCGAATACGGAAGGAGAAGAGGGCTGTAGAAAGGGGTAAAATGGTAGGTTGGGTAGGTGGTGTAGGTGTGGTAGGTTTGGTAGGTTTAGTAGGTTATTGTTTATTGTTTAAAAAATAAGGATATGGAATTTGGAAAGAAGTTATATTGTGGCAATTTTGTGGTTACAAAGAAGTCGCGTAGCCTGAGCAAGCAGGAGTTGAAGGAGCTTCGCGACAAGGAAGGGATTCGTGAGGATGTCCGCAAGCACCTGACGCGAGGTTCACTGCCATACATGTGTGTTGAAACGGTCGGCGGCGGATGGAAAGTGGAGTTCGGTATCGGCACAACGATGTTCGAGGCGATTGACGCACTCAGCATGGTTCGTGACGAGAAGGGCGATTGGCGCACTCACGGAACGGAAGGCAAGAACGCAGAGGCTATCTTTACCGGCATGTTCGTTGACACTACCGTCGTCGGCGACGCGGAGTATCAGGCAGCAAAGATGAAAGCAATGACAGAGTACATTGATCGCACATCAAAGGCGAATATCGCCAAGGAGGACAGTCATGAATAGCAGAGAAGCGGCAAAACTATCGTTGAGGATGAAATCTGAAGCCGTTGATTTAGGTCTGTGCCAAAAATGGACGGAAGAGTGGGCTGACGGCACCTCAAAAGACGGGATGGTGGATAAGTTCGTCAGAGGCATTGACTTCTGTATCGAGCACAACTGGCCTTCGCCCAAAGTTATGAAACGTGATTTTGGTGATGTAATACACAATCATGGTGTGTATGTAGACGAGAATGTAGACGCACACAACCCGCCAATCGTGATACTGAACGGTGAATGTGTAGCCAACGTGACTTACACAGGAACAGCGACTGGAGAAGTGTATGTACGGCACCAGTCTGAAGCCAGGATAAGGGTGGAGGGTCTGACCCGCTGTTTCGTGAATCTTTATGACGAAGGCTCAGTGAGTATAGATTGTGATGACGGCTGTAAGGTGTTTGTGTACCAGTATGGCGGTTGTGTAAGAAAAGTGGCGGGAGATGTAATAATTAGAGACAAGCGAGATGAAGAGAAGTAACGGAGAGAATATAGACCAGCTGTTCGGCCAGCTATTGCAGTTGAGTGCAGAAGACAAGTATGACTTTGAAGAGTTCAGAGGTGATTGGGGTCGCTCTAACGGCGAGAAGTTCAACGATATGTTGTCGCGTTTCTGCCGTCAGATGCGAGAATTGGCAAAGAGCAGTCCTGTAAAATACATGTCAGGTTCTTACTATGTTTTTAACGGTAAGATATATGAGCGTGTTGACGACAATGTTGTGGAGCAGGCCTACCAGTTGCTCGTAGAGAAGCTGCGTATAGGCCCTATTATGAACAGGACCTCGATACGTAAGGAAGTTTTTATAAACACTATAAAGAACTATAATGTTCTTGTACCTCAGTTTGACGTTGTTGCGTTCAAGAACGGAGTGGTAGACTTCGGTTTGTCGAACAGCAATCCACGTGCCATGCCTTTTTCTCCTCATTATCATGTAACGTATTATCATCCGTATGATTTTGACCCGAAGGCGAAGTGTGTGCGGTGGACACACTTTCTTGAGGAAGTGCTGCCGGACAAGGCATCAAGAGAGATATTGCAGATGTTCTTGGGATTGGGTCTTGTGCAGAGGGGCGATGCCTACAATCCATACGAGGGAAAGATGGTGAACAAGATAGAGTTGTGTCTGATGATGATAGGAGCCGGTGCAAACGGCAAGAGTGTGGTGTTTGAGGTGATGTGCGCCCTGTTTGGCTCGGAACACATCTCGAAGATGGACTATGCCGACCTGACCGCAGACGGAGACGAAGGGATGCGTGGCCGTTATCCTATCAGAAATGCCATATTCAACTGGTCGAGCGATTCGGACCCGAAGAAATTCGGCAAGAAGAACACTGGAATGTTCAAGCGAATCGTCTCTGGCGAGCCAGTGCCGTATAGAGGTTTAGGCGAGAACGTGATGTCTGCCGGCACTTTGCCTTATCTGATATTCAGTCTGAACGACCTTCCCTCGTCGGACGATGTGTCGTTGGGCATGATAAGACGTTTGCAGTACGTAAACTTTGAGGTGACAATACCGAGGGAGAAACAGGACCCACTGTTGGCTGCAAAGATAATAAAGAACGAGCTGCCTGGCGTGTTCAACTGGGTGCTTGAGGGCGAGAAGCTGTTGAGAAGACGCCAGTTTGTATTCCCGGAGGCAGAAGGCTCGAAAAAGCACAAGATAATGTCGTACTTGAAGACGTGCCCGGTGATGTCGTGGCTCATGGCTTACGGTGTGCGCCATGAGAGATGCGTGAACGGCGAGAAGCCTGTATGGATGCCGGCATCTACGCTGTATGAGAGCTTTGAGCAGTTCTGCTGTGACAACAACTTGGAGGCAAACGAGATACCCTCGATGAATCGTTTCAGCAGAACATTGTGGAATGACTGTCACTTCTCGAAGAAGAAGACCCCGAAGTGTATGGTATATGAGACATACGGTGTGACCGAAGAAGACCTGAAGGAGCGCTTTATTATTGCCGAGATGAAGGGTGTAGAGTTTGGAGAAGAGATAGGATTTATCAAGGAAGATAGGAAGTAGTAATAATTAATAAATCAGATAGATATGGAGATAGAGAAATTTATTGAGATAGTAGAGGACAAGTCTATGCTTGAGTATGGTCTGCGAGTGCTGATGCAGGCTGCTGAGACAAAGAAGAAGCCGGAAGAGGCATATATGCCCACCTTTAACGACGAAATGCTTGAGGAGGCGTTTATGCCCGTATTGGAGAAGATAGTTAACAGTTAATGAAAAAGGTGCCTTCTTCGCAGAAGGCACCCTATACAATGTCAATTTAACATCATTATTTATTCGCTTTTTTCTTTTGGCATAACGCCATTCCGTTCTGATAAACAAGACAGGAATGGCAGTCGGTGGGGTAATTGACCGGCAAGTGGAAATGGACCACATTGTTCTCCTTGTCAATCTCGTCCTGCTTAATCTTGTTGTAATCGGCTTCGAGTGAAACGATTTTAAGCCAGTCGGGAGAGCCGTACTTAGCTTTCTTTTCGGCAATGACGAGCTTGCGCAGAATAGTCTCTTTGGACGTTTCGTGCGCCAGTTGGTCGGGAGACAGGCCGTCGGACTTGGCGTTGGCCTCGTCGCGCTTGCCTTGCAGTTCGGCAATGCGTCGCTGGACAGAGCCGAGAGCTTCGAGTTTGCCCATTTCCTTTAGTAGTTCGGCTTTGGGCCATGACAGTCCTTTTCCCTGGAACGCCACTGCCCAAGCGTCTATTTGTGCCCATCCGGCAGCTCTTAGGTCCGCATAGATGAGATAAGCGGCATCTGACATGCCGTACTTCTTTTGATTGTTGCGTGCTGCAATTGAAAGAGCGTATTCAGACATAATCTATTGTTGTTAAGTTATTGTATTGGTGTGATGCGATAAGCCTTTCCGGGTCTTGCTGAGCCTACCTAAGCCTCTCTGAGCCTTTCTAAGCCTTTGGGGAGGGGTGGCTTGGCTATTGTTTTTGATAAATGAGTGTTACGTAGCATACGCAGCGAGGATGGAATGGCGGGAACGGGTCGCCGAACTTGTGTATATAGGCCGTTTCGTCGTCGCATACGGCGCACGGGAAGGAGCTGCCTCGATGCACCCTGAAACCTATAGCACCAGTCTCCTTTCCGTACTGCTGTTCTGCCCTACCCCACGCTACAGCCACCATCTGCTGCGCGTTTCTTATGATGTTTTGGTAGGCAGCATGGAAGACTCCCTTGCCGTATGAAGGCGTGGCGATGTTTACATCCTTCTTTCTTGCCTTCGTAATTACGGACGTGGTGTACGGGTCTTTATACCCAGTACGTATTGCGGACAGGATCTGCGAGTCGGTGTATTTCATCAATACTCCGGCCTTACACATACGCACCATGTCCTCTGCGAAGTTTTTCAGATAACTGGCAGTTCGCTCCATTGAAGTCTTGCCATACACCTTTGACACAAGAAAGTCCTCCGTGCTCTCTGTGCTGATATCCAGTATTGAGCACGCGGTCTTGGCACAGACGGCAATATCAGTTTCTATTCCGTCGGCAACACCTAACGCAATGCGCTGTGATGCCGCAATAAACCCATTCTCGTTTGTCAGTGTCGCTCCTCTCCTGTATTTAGAAGCGAGCGACACTATCTCACGGGCAACCTTAAACAGCCGCTTCTGTATGCGCGACTCGCAGGCTATCTGTGCCTTTGTCCTATTAAGTGCGTATTCCGATGACTTCATAAATTATTTTTTAAGATACTTATCCCAGTTGTTGCGTCCAGGATAATTGCCGTTCTCGTCCCATTCCTTGTCAGACCTCTTCGGTCTGCCTTTCTTGCCGCGACCTGTGTTAACGTCGTTGCCGGACTGGTTTTTATTTATTTTTGCGAGAGCCTCCTCTTCCTCGATGTTGTTCTCGACCTGTGCCTCCTGACGTTGGATGTCGAGGAGCAAGTCCTGCTGGTCCTCCTCTTTCTGCTCGCGCATGATACGAGTAAACTCGTCGTTCTTCGAGAACTTGGAATTGCGTTCAGAAGCGGTCTGCTTCGAGAGGAACTTGTTCTGAACGGCAGTTGCAAGGTTCGTGATAAGCTCCGTGTCGTTCTGATGGATATAACTTTCAATCCAGGCATTGACCGGCAGCGCGACCATTGATGCCATGCAGTTATTCTCCGTTCCGATACCGAACTTCGTTATGCGCACCAGCTGGTCAAGGAACGGCTGCAATATCTGCGCGTCGTTCATGGCAGCTTCGAGGGCAGGAGAATACAGGAGTTTGATTGCAATACCAGGCAGGTCTCCCGATTTGAGTTCGGGTGGCTTTACGGTAAACGAAAGCTCGTAGATAAGGTCGTAAGCTTTGTTGAGCTGTGTAGCGAAAGCGTTGGACGCATCCGTTCCGTTGATAAATTCCGCTTTACCGTCCGTGTCGGTAATCATAATGGTCTTTGCCGAGCCGTTGGTATCTCCCTTTATCTCAATCTCATCGCCCTCTCCTGTAAGCGTAAGTATCGGGAAGGCATACGCCTTGTTGTTCTCGCAGAGATACGAGAACGCTTCCTCGTAATCCTCGATATTGCGCTGCACGGCAGACCAGCAAGGTCCGTCCTCGTTACGGGCATACGCTACGGGAATGAACGGGAAGCCGTGCCGTTTCTCTTCGACGCAGGCATATTCGGACGCGCCGAAGATTGACGCAATCTTTCTGACCACGTTTTTCGCTGTGCCTCCCGACAAATCCTTCTTCAATCGGTAGAACTTATCCTTATCCCATGCTTCAACCCACTCGATGCGCTCCTCTCCGTCTTCGTCGTAGTCCACATACTTGCGTGCAAACGCAATCAGTTCGCCGGTAAGCGGGTCATATTTCGGAAACAGCGTGTCGCCACGATCGAACGAGAGAGTTCGCGTCCCGAATTTGCCGTCGCCATCGAAATAGCCTACAATGGCACAGTCTGCAACCTTCATATATGCGGATACCGCCTCGAAGAAGCGTATCTCCATATCGTGCATGAGCCAACCCTTCCTGTATTTCGTGAGCAACTCCTGTAGTTTCTCTTCGTTACCCTCTTCGGCTCCCTCCGCAATCTCGAACTGAATATCGTTGCCAGTCACATGAAGAACGTGCTTGGTGTAAATAACCTGCTGAAAAGCAAACGCGGTGCGCTGTATTTTCTGCACGCACCAAAGTCCCGTTTCCGGGTTCTTCTTCCAGATGTCGGGATATTGCTGCGGGTCGCAAATCCTGTGTCCTGACGGATAGAACTCGCGCAAGAAGTCCTGCTGTGTCTTGATGTTGCGATACAGCACATCCGCAGGCATACTGGGGTATTCGTTCTCGGAAAACTCACGGTTGATAATTCCGTGTTTCATATAACCCTTCGGGGTTACTTCGTAAAACGGCTTTCGGACGAGCAGTTCCCGCACGTCCTTTACATTGTTCAGATCATCCATAGTCCTTTTACTTTTTTGTGTTTCTTTTTAGTTAAGCTGAAAATCATTATGTAAAGCCATGACTCGAAGAAGTCGGGCGAGTGTCCCACATACCGTTTCGCCATCTTCTTTGGCAGCAGCTTGAAGCCTTTGTCGTCGCTGTTGTCATCGCGGCGCAGCATCTTTCTCTCCTTCTGCAAAATCTGACGCAGCGGTACTTTTTCAAACCCATCGCCCGAATACTTGCGCTCAAGCAGTGACGAATCTATCGAGATTTGCTTCTCCTTTATCATCTTGTAGAAAAGGAAGGCGCATTGCGATTTAAGGTCCTTATACAGGAACCTGATGCCCTTTTCTTCCTGATGTGTCATAGCGATAGGAGCAGCCTGGTTGTTAAACGGAACGGCATCCTTGAAGAATCCCTTGAAGTACTGTCCGATGCCCTGCATATCGTAAGTGAAGTTACGTTCTTCCACTCCCCACTCATGCAGCTTTGCCTGTACCGCAGATACGAGCGTTTGCGAGTCGAGGCGCATTACTACAAGGTCTTTGCAGTGCCATCCTTCCCACAGCCACATCACAAAGTTGTCGCCGCCAGTAAAGGCAATGTCGGCAGACGCACGCCGTACTCCATCTCCGACCTGTACGGCGTTGTCGAATATTTCTTCGAGGTCTGCCATTTTTATCATGTCGTCGCCAGCGGACTTCCAGTTCCAGTTGGCCTCCAGGTCACGCATACGCTGTTCCTCGTCCTGTTGTGCGAGGTTGGCTAAATATGATGCGTCAGTAGAGATAAGCTTGATGTTCTCTGATACATCGGCTCGAATGAACGTAACCGACTTGATGAACATCTCAAGCTTTGTGTATCCAAGTTCCTCGTAGCTCGGCTTCCATAGCTTGTCTATGATACCGCAGCATTGTTCGTAAACCTCCTCTCGCGTATCTCCCCAATAGATTGAGTCTGGAGTGTCACCATCCATAAAGCAGTATCTGATAACTCCGTCTCGCTCTGGTATGATATAGCCGTCTTCATCCACCCACCAGTCAATGAACTTGCGCACCCATGATTCCGGGTCAGGGTTGCATGTAATCCAGAATCGGTTGCGGATGTGTGAGGCGTTACGGTTATTGGTCAAGAGATACTTGAATTTCTTGTATGGGCACTGAGTACCCTCGTCGATGCAGACATAGGCATACTGTCGTCCCTGGAATCGTGTCTTAAAATCCTGATAGGCTCCTGCGTAGTACGAGAATTTGAGCCATCCTCCGTTGTCGAAGTTCCAGGTCATATCATTTTGTGACTTATTGTAAGTTCCAAATTGGGAGAACAATTTATAAGAGTCTGTCACTAAGGACTGTAAGTCGTCTTTTTCGTTACGAAGAATTGTTGCGTGGAAATCAGGGTTCTTAATATCCTTCAAAACTTCCATGAGAGAGGAGAAGGACTTGGAATTGTGGGTAACGATGAAATCTTCGACTACGAACAGTGAGTCTGGGTTGTTTACGGCAATGCAGCAACAATTCCTCTTTCCGATTTTTCTGCAACTTACGATACGTCTTACAAGTTCCTTTTTCTTGTAATTGAACCTGACAGACCACTTCTTTTTCGCTGTCTTTTGCACATAACACACCGAGCCTAAACTATCAATCAGATACTTAAAGTCGGTAGCCTGTTTGGAAGTGCGGAATTTTTTATACCAATACTCACCGATCGTTCTTCCAGTATTATTGATAAGCCTTTCGAGTGTGCCCATTCTTTCGCTGATGGAAGCGAGTCCGTAATCTTCATCAAACTCCACGGGTTTAACACACGGAATGGTTATGTCGTATCCGTCGGCGATATATTTCTCTATCTCACAAGCGAGATGAGGCATACACCGCCTGTTTCCATCAATGTAAACATCCCAAATATGATCATCAGAGCAAGTTATCTTCGCTCCGTCGGATAGTGTAATCTCGTAGCAATCTCTGTTCGGATAAGTAAGACATCCTAAAACACAATGCCCTTTTCCGTCCGAGCCAATGACGGTATCTCCATATTTCATCTCTTTGATTTTAACAAAACCTTTGGATGTTAAAACCTTCGTATTTTCTTCGAGCGGACCGCCTCGCGAGCCTCCAACTATCTTGATATCAGCATCAATGGACAGCATACGCTCCTGTCCGCCACGCTGAGCTATAATCTTCAGCTTGTCGGGATGTTTCTTGTCTGCGTCTCTTAATGATTGGATATACTCTTGAGTGTAAACAGGCTCGCCGTTATCCAATTTTAACCCTGAAAAACAACTTTTTTGCATAAATATACGAATATTTATGCAAAAATACCGAAAAGATTTGGTTAATTGTATATTTATTCATATTTTTGTGAAATAAAAACGTATATTTATACATTATAGGTAGAAGAACTACCGAAAACCAACACAAAAACTTTTAGATATGACAGTAGAAGAACTGCTTTCATTGGTGAACAAGGAGGTTGATACCACCAAGTTCAGATCACTTAGCCAGAAGACCATTAACGAAGAACTTAATGATGTACTGGATGAATTTGGTGACGACGAGGCTGCTAACGCCAAGATAGTCACCAAGGTGGCAAACCGACTCAAGCGCATGGACGGCAATCTGCACAAGAATGTCTCTGACGAGATTAAAAAGAGCAGAGAGGAAGCCGAGCGCAAGAAGAAGGAAGAAGAGGAGCGCAGTAGAAAGGCAAAGGACGACGATGACAAGCCCGACGACAAGTATGACAAGCTGCTCGCGAAGCTTGAAGCTCTTGAAAAGGCAAACGAGGAGCGCGACAAGAAGGCGTCGAGAGCCGCTACAATCGAAGCGGTAAGAAAGGGCTTGAAGGATAAGTTTGACAAGGCAAAGCTCGAACTTAACGACTTCTTTCTTGACACTGCAATCTCCAAACTTGAAATTCCCGACAAGGATGCCGATGTAATCGACTTGGTTTCAAAGGCAGAGGGTATTTACACTACCGACTTCAAGCGCGCAACAGGCAACACCGCAATACCGCACAAGGGCAGCGGCTCTTCTTCTGGAGGCGGCAAGACAATCCGTGACGACGAGTGGGATGACATCATCGAACCTAAAAAGAAATAAACATTTTAATTTTTAAGGTAAAAAGTTATGGATAACAACAAGGATTACTACGGACAGATGATGGCGCAGGGTGCAGTCAATGCTACCGGTGCTGTAATCTTGCAGTCAGAAATGAATATCGGCGGCCAGCGTCATGTGTTTGTTGACCTGCCCGGCGCCGTTAAGGAAGCTTTCCGTCGCCCTCCGATTGGCGGTGTCCTGAAAAACCCGTTCCCCGGTCCTGCCAAGATTTATGCCGGCGACCTCATCGAGCACAGCCTTGGTTTTGCGGACAACAGCGGCGGTACAATCAAGGTACTCAAGAGCTACGAGGTAGCCAAGGCTACAGCGTCTGCAACCGAGACAGCCATCTACATTACACGCGACGGCTACCATCACATTCCGTTTGTGGGTGACAATATCATGGTTGCCCCGAAGGACTTCAAGACAAAGGGTAAGGGCGTGCTCGTCACTGCGGTTGAAGACGACGTGCAGGACGGCAAGGACGTTTGGAAGGTTACACTTGCGGAAACCCTCGGTACTCTTACCGCCGGTACGGTTCTCGTGGAGGCAGAAAAGGCAGGCGCAACCGTTTCTGCTATGGTTACTAACCCGAACTGCTTCGCTCCATGCGATGTTGACATGCCGTTCCACGCATTGACCGGCAGTGACAAGTTCTACGCTCCGCGCTATCTGAACGACTTCTGTCTGCTCGGTACAGACGTGGTTATGTGGAAGTCCCGCATGAGTCCAATTCCTCCGGCAGTAGAGGCGATGAACAAGAGCCGCTACGCAGAGTGGTGGTACGCAGAGAACTAATCGGAAAAAAAAAAACACACAACACAAAAACGAAAAGATATGCCAAAGTTTTATTTTAACAATTCCCGAAAGGCGCGTTTCTTCAGCGACCCAGAGAATACAAGATACTTGCAGAAGTTTATCGACAAGAAGGGCATCTTTCACGTGAACTACGGCTGGTACCTCACACAGGGTCGTATTGCGCCTGACCTCACGCCAACAAACCACAAGGGCGTGGCTACATTCTCAGTGGAGGCATCCGCTTCGCGTGCTGCAACACTCGCGAACCTCCGTGCTCCGCTCGCAGGCTCGTTCCAGAAGGACAAGGGAGCGCTGTCAGTCTACTCTGCCACCGTACCCGACTTCATTACGGACGGCTTCAAAGAGACAGCAGAGGAGCGCGACTACCGCGAGAAGCAGTTTGAGGAGTTCGGCAACGACCACGACCTCGTTATGCAGTGGCGTAACGACACACAGGACCTGATGGACTCCCTCGACATGACCATGAACTACATGGTAGCAAAGCTGGCTTCAACCGGCGAGCTTGATTATACAGGCATCGCTCGCGGTATTCAGATTCCGCTTCACAAGGTGCCAGTCCCGAAGGAGAATTTTAGAAAGTGCGGCAAGCTCGAATGGGCTAACGCAGACTGCAACATCCTCGAACAGATGCGCAAGATAGAGAGCGAGTGGCGCAAGGAGTTCGGTCAGAACAAGCTTGCCCTTGTATGGCAGATGACCTACGACACCTTCTACAACACCTTCCTCGCCAACAAGCAGATCAAGGAGCTGTACGTCAACTGGTGCAAGGCTCACTACGTTGCCTACGTTGAGGACTACGGCGTAAATACAGAGATGTTCCTCAAGGCATTCGCCGACATTCAAGGTATCTCACCGATTGAGATTGTTGACGAGGAGGAGCGCAACCTCAAGTTTGACGGTTCGATTGTCACGGTTAAGGGTTGGGACGACAATATCGTCGTTCTCCGTCCTGCCGGTTACGCTTTCGAGTACGAGCGCAAGCAGGTTGCCGACAAGCCGATGTTCGAGAAGTACGGCAACAAAATCGTTGAGAAGGTATTCGCACAGACAAATAACGGTCTCGGCTTGCTCTGTAACTCTACAATCGCCAACGGCGACTACCTGGAGTGGCATACCGACCTCATGTTTGCGGCGGTGCCTGCGATGCTCGACTTCCCGTACCGTTGGATTATCGACATCACCAAGAAGGGCGAAGGCGTAGCTTCCTAAACATACAGGCTATCCGTCCGCTTGCAGTTGTACGTCGGCTGCATTTGGACGGACGGCATAAACAATCTCCGAATTTAACGACAGAACAGGCATTATGGATAAAGACAACACAATCTTCATGCTGGAGGACGCGCTGTTCAGTAAGGTACGTTTCAGCATACCCGAAGATACGGTACGCACAATCCTTATGGAAAGAGCATTGGATGGGAATATGGCATACGCAGATGTCAATCCTGCCGATTTCCGCCTTGCCTATGCCGACATTCTCAAATGGATTGTTCTCGGCCCGAGCAAGATAAACAATACTTCCGACTCCGACAACGGATGGAGTCATACGGAAGGCGGTTTTGAAATGTCCGAGCGCGACCGCGCAGAACTCAAGGCGGAAGCCAACGCAATCTATGCGGAGCTTGAGCCGAGTTCGATGTTCAAGAAGAAGTCGTCGTTCAGAATAACCTCGCACGGTGTGAAGCGTGCCGACTTTTCGGCGTTCGGCTGTCCGCTTCCTCACATTATAAAATGATGATGTATGAGAAAGGCGAACATTAGAAACCCGAGATACCCCCACACGATAAAAATCGTTAGGGTGCTTGTCGGCAAGGCGGACGAGAACGACCCGTTTGCCGATGATGACGCAAAAGTTGGCGAGGATACGGAGATTGTAATCTATGAAGGCGAGGGCCGCAGCTATACCGATACGACCACCGAGGGCAACAAGAATGTTGACGAGAACAAGAGGAAGGCATCAATTCCAGTCAGATATGACGAATGGGATGCCGGCAGATGTCCTCTTGACGGCGATATGATTTACTCAACGGTTGGCAACAACACGGAGGTCGGAATGGTGAAGGACTGCGAGCCTGATAACAATAGGACTGTTGTTTATTGGGACTTTACAAGAGTGTAGTGTATGGCAAAAAGGGAGTCATTGGGATTGCAGTTCAGAAACACCATTGGAGTCAAACTTCATGTGTATGCAAGAAAAAAGGTGATAGAGCTAATGAGAGTTACGGCAAAGGAACTTTGCGATTCTTTTGTAAGCGTTGCTGTATCAAGAAACATGAGCTTTATTACCGGTAATGCGTACCGATCCTTTACTGTCGGTATTTTCGAGGATGGAGAACTCTTGGAATATATAACAACACAAGACGACAACCCGACCATGAAAACCCTCCGTAAGGGTCAAGCGTATCCGCTGTCGCACTATTACGACGGAACACCAGTAGAAGCATCGTTGGGAAGATATGTCGGTCAAACAGGAAGCGGCGGTCAGTGGGGTCCGACTCTCGGCCCATCCAGAATAAGAAGAATGAGACCGAACAGCAAGGCGCGTTGGAATATGCTTGTCATCATTCCAGTGGAATACGCCCCATTTGAAAATCTGAACCACATACACGATGTTATGACTACCCTTTCAGACCTACTGCCAGGTATGATGTATGGAAAAATCATATACGCCAAGTCTGAGCAGGATGTAAAATCCATATCAAAGTACAAAAAATACACATAGGAGTATGCTTAACTTAAAGGATTTGTATTACGGTCTTGGCAATGCTGTAAAAGGCGTTTGCGACAAGGTATATGCGAGAAACCGACCGAAGTCAGTTTCCGACAGACCCGACAGTTATATAGTCGTCAAGCTCCCGTCTGTTATCACAAACAACGAGATTAACGACGACGGCAGTTTCAACGACTATACAACTACCGCGCAGATAGAGATATACGTGCGTAACAAAGCGTCCGCAAACAATCCCAATACATTGAACGTAGCTGCGGTATCCGAAAAAGTCGGTGCGGTAATGAAAAAGTTTCCAATCTCAACAGACAATATCATCGTGACGAAACCGCGTGTGACCCTGCAAACAGATGACGGAGACGGTTTCTCGGTAACGATAGTGCAAGGTTTGTTAAGAACCAAATAAACACAAAAAACAAGGTTTAACTAAAAAAGTTTGAATTATGGCAATGAAGAAAATCGAAGAGTTGAAGGATATCTTTGTAGGTCCTAAAACACTTTTGTATGCAAAGGGCGTTACAGACCTCAGCAAGGCCACGCTCGACATCACAGCAGACCTCGAACTGCCGGTTGAGGTTGACTCGTTGAAGGCAACAATGGAAGACCCGACCATCAACCACTACAAGGTTATCGGTCTTGCAGGCGACTGGGCTACAACTTCCGAGCTTGGCGACTTCAACGTGGAGTTTGTTGTCCCGTCAAAGGCGAAGGATTTGCTTACTGCGATGTTCGGCAACGACGCTGTGGGCGACCTTACAAAGGTCACTTTGAAGACAGGTGATACAGACCTCGACTCGACAACCGGCTTTACCGGCGTTGCTCTTGAACCCAAGAAGTTCAAGATTCAGGGCACAATCGCAATCGTTGACGACACCAAGACAAACGTCATGGTTATCACCAACATCGCCCTCTACGCCACCTTGCAGTGGGACGACACCGGCACCAAGCCTGTTGCGTTCAAGTTCTCGGGTTCTATCGAGGGTGCAGGCAAGAAGAGTATCGCTTGGCTTACTAAGGCTTCAGCTACCGGCATAGGCGCTTAACAAGTAAAGACTTCTTAAGGTAATTAGATTCATGATAACAAACCGTAGGGCGGCAGGCTATTCAACAGCCGTGTCGCCCTACCTCATTTTAACAGCATACAAACATCATGGCAGAAGAAAAGAAGATAGAACAGCCAAGTGACGAGTTGCAGAAGGCACTTGACAGCGTATTGGAAGCGGAACCCGAAGCGGTTGTCTTTATGGGCAGGAAGCGCAAAATCGGTTGGCTTAAACGAGGTGCGATAAGAAAGTTCTCGCACGTCACAGCGAATGAGAAAGACGAGTGGAAACGCGGCGTGAAGTTGTGTGCCATCGTTCTTCTTAACAACTTCTGGAAGCTACGCCTCTTTTACTGGGCCTACTGGCGTTGGCTGTACTATATCAAGGACTTGGATGCAATTGAAGTCCTGAGAATTGTCGATGCGGCTAAAAAAAAAGTTCCGTCGGTAGTGTGCTCACTGACTACCATATTAGCGACAGGGATGACGGATCTGATGATGGCGATGACGAAGAAAGAAGTGAAAGCTACCCGAGCAGGACAAGCTGGGGAGCAGCCTTCTCGTTAGCCGAAAAGTTCCCGTTCCTCTTCGCTACGCGCTACGGCATCAAGGCATACGACTACTGGTGGGGGTACACTTCGGCGCAGATAGACCTCATGGTTGCAGACCAGCCTATCATTGTGTACAAGAAGGACAAGAAGCGCAACCCCGACGGTAGTGTCAAGCACACCGCAGAGGAGATGGACAAGCTGTGGGATGACTGGATGAAGAAGAAGGAGAAGGAAGGCAGTCTTGTCGGCAAGAAGATAAGTCTTGCAGACTACATGAATAACAAAATCTAAAACTTACAAAAACATTTCAGGATATGGCAAGTGGCAATTTAGGTGATTTGTTTATCTCTCTTGGCATCAAGGACGAGATGTCGAAGACCCTTCAGAAAATCGTGAAGGGGATGAATGGTGTAGATCAAGCCACGCAGGACGCAAAGAAGCGTGGCGAGGAGCTTGTCGCAAAGCTTAATCAGGTAAACGGAAATAACTTCTCTAAGATTTTCAGAGAAGCGAATAAGTATATCGAAGATAACACAAAGGGTCTTGCTAATATTGCTAAGATACTGAATAATATTGACGGTAATGGTAAGAACGTTATTACAGGCGAGTTCATCAAAGCTGGTAATCTAACGAAGATTGCCAGTCTATTTGGGACTATAAACTCTGAATTGCAGAAGATGTCCCAAAACGAGAGAACTAAGGATGTAAAGGAGTGGCAGGATAGAATTTCAAATGCACTTGCATACATTAAGTTGCTTCAGGATATAAATATCCAGGAGAAGAAAATCAATAACACAAAGTCAGAAAATCCTAATGTTAATACCAAGAGCCTTGATAATGCAAAGAAATCTCTGAACGAACTAAGAGAGTCTATCGTCGGCCTTATGCGCAATGGCGGTATAGACAACTCTAATGTGCTCGGTAGCCTTAACAAGGTCCTTGGGATGGCGAAAAAAGACATTCAGGACATTATCTCTACATTCAAGAAGGATAATCCCCTCTCTGCTTTTACTGGTGGTGCAGCAAAGGTTGAGGCAGACATAGCCCGTGTTACGGAAAAGTTAGCCAGACTTCGCGACCTTTCAGCAGAAGGAAGAGCAAAGGGATACAACACTTCTATGCTTGGTGATAGCATTACGGAACTGGATAAGGTTTTATCCAGACTTAACGCTGCCAAACTGAATCCTACGATGCTTACCGATGCAGCCCAGATGAAGAATCTCATCTCTGACGTACTTGTTGAGACCATCAAGGCAACTGTTGCGATGCAGGCTTACGGGCGAGAGAAGGCAAAGGCGGTAGCAGCCGACCGTAATCTCGAAACAATGGAGGCGAGATACAGACGCTTGCAGGAACTTATAAGCGAGGTGAGCAGAAAGATACGCGAACTCAACGACTCTGTCAGACAAGGCATTGGGGCTGGTGCTGACACGTCAAGAGCGGAAAGTGCCATTTCGCGACTGACGGAAATGCGCGACAAGTTCAATAGTGCAGACATTGGCAACAAGAATGCTGTGGCGGAATTGGTTACGGAGTACAAGATACTCAAAAACGAAATCGGCAATGCCAAGTCGGAGCAGGACAAGCTGAACAATTCCATTGCGAGAGAGAATAAAAGACGGGATAGAGAGATAGAAAAGCAGGAAGCACGCGACTACAAGCAGCTGGCAGTCGTGCTAAAAAATATAGAGCGACGCTATGACTCCCTTGGCGACAAGGTGCGCAAGCTGCGTGCAGAGTTCAGCCGTGGTGTTTCTCTCGGAGCCAACACGGACAAGGCATACGAGGAGATAGGTCGCCTTCTTTATATGATGCGTGAGTTGCGTTCTCTTAAAGATAGTCTTTACTCGACGGACTGGCGGGACCATCTTGGCAGACTCGGGAGTTTCGGTGCAGGACATGACGCAACGATTGCCAACCGTGCCCTGCAAGACCAGAAGGCGGTAAACCGAGAGGCTCAAAGAGGTGTTGAACTTGAGCGGAAGCGCAAGCAGGAGGTGGCTAACTTGGCGAGAGCGTTTGAGCAGGCAAAAACATCTGCGGGTGGACTTAGTTCTACTATGCAAGACATAAAATCCCTTGTTATGCAGGGCGGTCTTGTGTATGGTATGCAGCAGTTCCTGATGAGTGTAGTGCAGACTGGTGGTGAGTTGGAAAAGCAGCATATCGCATTGCAGAGTATACTGGGTGACATGCAGAATGCGAACACCATGTTTGCGCAGGTGAAGGAATTGGCTCTGAACTCGCCATTCACCTTCTCGGAGCTGAACAAGGATGTGAAGCAGTTGGCGGCTTATGGCGTAGAGTACGACCAGCTATATGACACCACAAAGCGACTTGCGGACATGGCGTCGGGACTGGGTGTGAGCTTTGAGCGAATAGCGTTGGCTTTCGGACAGGTGCAGGCACGAGGATGGCTTGACGGCAAGGAGTTGCGCCAAATATCATACGCTGGTATTCCGTTGCTTGAAAAACTGTCTGAATACTATTCAAAGCGCGAAGGCCGCAAAGTGTCTACAAGTGAAGTAAAGACCCGTATATCGGGACGCGGTGTTGACTTCGAGGATGTCAAGAACGTATTTTGGGAGATGACCGATGCCGGCGGTCAGTTCTACAATATGCAGCAAGTGCTCAGTGAGACCCTGCTTGGCCGTTATAACAAGCTGAAGGATGCTTGGGAAATCATGCTGAGCGACTTTGCGAGCGGAAGCAACATTGTAGGACGCGGACTGAAGGGTGTGATAAACCTCGTAACAGAACTGGTGCAGGCGATGCACACGCTGGCACCAGTTGTGGCAGCGGCCTTCTCGGGATTCGCCTTGAAGCGATTGCAGACGATGCTTGGCGGCGGGACAGGCACTGCCCTACTCTCTGGAAAGGCAAGCGTGGCAGCAGGCATACAGCAGAAAGTGCTAATGGGCGAAAAGGTGAGCGCTCAAGAGCTGCGCATACTGCAAACCAAGAAGCAGATAACCATAGAGGACCTGCGCGCCTTGGCAGCGGCTAAGGCACTGACCAAAGCAGAGCTTGACCGCATGCTCATAACAAAGAGCATAACGCCAGAGATATACAGACAAGCGATGGCCGAGACGGGGCTTGCGGCAAGTACATGGACGTTGAAGGGCGCATGGAACGCCACTTTGGGTATGATGAAGTCCATACCGGGAAAGATACGCGCGATGGCTGCAAGCACAGCGGCATGGTTTGCGAGCCTAAGATCGGGAACTATGTCAGTGAGCGCAAGGTTTGCCGGAATGTGGACAAGTTTCAAGTTGCACGGAGCAGCAGCCATTAGTGTTATAACAGCCGGTGCGAAGGCACTTGGAGCGTCACTGTGGACAGCGATAGGCGGACTGCCAGGTCTGCTCATAACCGGCGTGACAATGGGCTTGGGCTATTGGTACTCGAAGAACGAGGAGCTGAAAAACTCGATGAAGCAGACCGCCGACGAGTTGCAAGACAGATACAAGCAGATAAACGACTTCCTGAAAGAGAACGACGCGAGCAAGGCTATAGCGGAAGGTGACAGCAAGGCTATAGACAACATGATAGACGAGTATAAGGAGAAAATAAAGCAGATAGCTCCTTATAACTATAACAACCTTGTGATGAAGGCAGAGGAGAGGGAAAGCCACAAGGAGCGTTTGAAGTATCTTGCGGATGAGCTTAGTCTGCTACAGCAGTCGAACAAGATGTCGCAAGAGAAGCTTTCGGACAACGGCACGTACAAAGAGCTGAAGGACGCGCTGATGAGGTCGAGCGAGACGTATGACAGCATAGACAAGGCCGCAGCAGGTCTGATGGCAGGCGGCGCAGACAAGGCGACAGCACGCAAGAAAGCCTTCGACATGAGCCTTGACATGACGACAACGACTGAAAACCTCAAGAAAGAGATAGAGAATATCTTTGGAGACATAAGCAGAGACAGAACGACGCTTGAAGCCGCGAAACTTAGCATGAGCAACCTGTTTGCCCAGATGGGAATACCAGAGGATAGAGCCAACGAGATAAGAGCAAGTGTGTTGCAAGCGTTTGGCGTGACTGACGGATGGCTCGAAAGCCAGGTGGGAAGCGAGATGCGCCAAATGATAGACAACGTGGCTCCAGAGATAGCGATGAAGATACGCTCGGGACAGAAGCTGAATGAAGCCGAGACCAATAAGGTGAAAGAGCTGATGGATGACGCGAAGAGAAACCTCACGCTGAAATATCCAGAGTTTGAGACAACCTTGCAGAGACTGCTTGCAGCCTCGCGATTTACCGCCGTAATAGACCTTGTGGTGAACGACGCGGGAAAATACGGAGACGTGCAGGGAACAATGGCGAAGCGTATGCCAAAATTTAGTTTGGCAGAAAAGAGCAAGAGAGACCAATACATGAACTATGTGAGCACTTGGGGCAAGCAAGACTCATGGTACGAGGCACGCAATTCGGCAAAATCGGAAATAGACAGGCTCAAGAACAATTATGACTCGGCAAGGAAGTCGCATGCTCCGAAGGATCAACAGAACTGGCTGAAATACCAATACGACAATGCCGTGGGCGCAGCATGGGACTTGCTGAACTATGACTATAAGGGAGAGGACAAGAAGAGCAATAAGGTGCCGAAGGTCAAGGGTGACAAGAAGGACGAGGAGCTGGATGAGCTGAAGAAGCAGTTGGACGACTTTAAGGCTGCACGCCAGTATTATCAGAAGTTGCGCAAGGAGGCAGGCTTCAACAAGCACAAAGCCAAGAACGAAACCGTCGGTCTGTACAAGGACTTAGATTGGAAGAAGATTGACTTGGATAACTATCTGGGCAGCCTGGAGAGACTGAAGGAGGGTTTTAACTTCGACAAGAGTAGGGAAAGACAGAAGTTCAGAACGCAGATAGACAGGGAGAAAGCCGAATGGAAGTTGTCCGAGGACTTGAAGCCCGAATGGGAGCGTGTGGCAGCGAACTTCAAGGAAGCTCTGGAGAAAGGCGTGAAGCAGGCTGACCTGGAGAAGGAGCTATACGAGAAGACGGGCGACAAGGGTTTTGCCTCATTGGCTTGGAAGGACGGTGCCGTATGGACAGAACAGACAAGACGCATGGCAGATGACTTCAAGAAGAGATTCGGTGAAGACGTAGACCTCGGGCTGACTGATGCTGACGCTAAGGCACACTTCAAAGACGTGCCGCTCGCCTATGACGCATGGAGCAAGATTGTACAGATAGTGAAGGACGGCTACGTGAAAAGCCTACAGCAGGCGGCGGACATAATGGAGAAGACTGCGACGACGGAAGAAAAGGTGAGGGCTGCAAGCGCCAAGTATGAAATTCCCATTCGACAGGCGGAGGATTCGGGAAACAGAAGTCTGGCAGAGCGTTACCGCCAGACGAGAGACAAGGAGACAGGACAGATAAGGAGCGAAGCCTTCAAGCAGAGCGAGGACTATCTGGCCTTCTACGAGGCGATCATGACGATGGGTATGGGCAAGGCAGAGGAAGTGGCAAAGCTGATACGCGAGCAGCTGAACCAGGCTCTGAAGGACGGAAGCATCGACGCAAGAGAGTATGCGAAGCAGATAGCACAGGTGGAGCAACAGCTTGACAAGCTCGGAAGCGGACGTAAAACATTGTGGAACAGCGGTTTTGCAGGACTCGCTGAAGGAAAGATAGAGCGCGGTGAGGCACAGCGCAACCTCGGCAGCATAAAAATGGGTGAAGGCGAGCGTCTGATAAGAGAGGGCAAGATAGACGGCGACACCCAGAAGGTGCTGAAGGGCGAGGGGCTGAAAATGGCAGGCAAGGTGCTGTTTGACGCTGGCGACAAGCTGTATCTTGCAGGCAGGGAGATGAAGAAAGACTGGGAAGGTGCTGTAAAGACCGTGGGCAAGATAGACAACGTGGCTCAGGGCCTGAACAACGCATTTAATGACGTGAGGGACACGATGGGTGCTTTGGGATTTGACACGGAGAGCGACGGATGGCAGGACGCTGCTGCCGTAATGGGCTCGCTGAGCGGTGTTTCGAGCAGTATATCGGGCATTGTGAAGAGCGCCGCCACGGGTGACATCGGCGGTGTGATACAGGGTGCTGTAGGTGTTTTCACGAGTCCGATAAAAGCTTTTGCCGCGGCTCACGACGCTAAGCTTGACAGACAGATAAAACTGGCAGAGCGAAGCATAACTGAACTGGAGCGCATGCGCAGCAACGTGAAGAGCATACTTGAAAACACGCTTGGCGGCGTGTACACGTATGAGATGGACAAGGACACGAAGGCTACGCTGTCGAGAGTGGCGAAGGACTACAGTGACGGCAAGAAGACCCAGGAGCTGCTGAGAACGACTCTTGGCGGTGCCAACGTACGGAGCCGAAGCGTATATAGCGAGGAAACGTATAAGGCTGCTCAGGAATCGCTTGCTGACCCGACGAACGCCTACAAGGCGCAGTATGCGTCGCTGATGGCCCAGAAGGACGAGCTTCAGAAGCAGATGAACGCCGAGAGCAGCAAGAAGAAGAAGGACAAGGACAAGATAGCGGACTACAAGCAGCAGCAGATTGAGCTGGAAATGACCTTGAAAAACTTCTCGACGAGTTTTCTGAAAGACATCTACGGCGTGGACATGAAGAGTTGGGCGAGTCAGCTGACGGATGCCGTTGTGAGCGCTTGGGAGAAGGGCGAGGATGCCATTGACGCCTACAAGAAGAAGGCAAGGGAGATGGTGAAGGACCTGACGAAGAACATCCTTTCGCAGAAGATTATGGAGGCTGCGCTGAAGAAACCTCTGGACAGTCTGACGGACATTATCGAGAAGAAGGGCAAACTGGAGGATACGGACTTGCCCCAGCTGCTTGACGGTCTGAACACGGCCGGGGAGAACGCCACGTACAACATCACAAAGATACTGGACGGGCTGAAGGCGCAGGGTTATGACTTCACTGCTTCGGGCAGCGGTGGCAGCACGACGAACTCGATAAAGAATGTGACAGAGGAGACGGCAGGCCTGCTTGCGAGCTACATGAACCAGATTAGACAGGACTGTAGCGTGAACAGGGCCAACGTGAAGACCATCGCTGAGCTGATGAAAAACCAGTTGCCTGAGCTGGGACAGATACAGAAGGCTCAGCTGGGACAGATGACACAGCTGGTGAGTCTTGCAGAGGCACGTAACGAGAAACTTGACAAGATGATGGACTGGATGACGGCCGTGACGACGAGCGGACGGAAGAAGGTGAATGTCAGTTAAGTGAAAAGTGGAGAAAAGTGTGGAAGCGGAGGATTAAAGTGAATAAATATGCGAATATCTTGCATAATTATTCACTTTTTTGTATTTTTGGAGAAAATAGACTTAAAGTAAAGATTTTATGGATTACTACAAGGTGCTGATACAGAAAGAGGACATGACTGGAGGTGTTGCGGCTGCGGTGAAGGACACTGTAGCGGACTTCGGCGTGTGGTGTCAGAGCATGCCGTTTGACGTTGGGATGGAAGTGAAGGAGCCTGTGACACGAGACTGGAAGGATGAGGACGGCGAAGACTCTTATGTAGGCAAGAGCGTGATGATAGCGGCTTACGACATGACTGTGAAATGGGTGGTGAAAGGCGCACCAGGAACGTGCAAGGAGAAGGCTAAGACGTTCTTGAATTATCTGAGCGGCAGGGACGGCAGCGGTGCGAAGATGAAGATATGGTGTGAATGGACTGGTATAGGCAGGCAGCACGTAAGAATGAAAAAAGTGAACGACGAGGCTGTGCTTGACAGGATGGCCAACGTGGAGGTGGTGACGTTTGATACGGTGATGAGAGTGGAAGACCCGGTGACCGAGGTAGTTATTAATGTTTAGTTATTATGTTGAAGATATATCATAAGGACGGGAGCGTCATTGCAGACAGAAGCGGCAGAGACGTAAATGTACATTCGCTGACTTATAGCGGCGAATGGATGGGTGAGTGTGCCGTGACTACAGACATAGAGAGCGCTGCGCCTATTGACTTTGCTATAGGCGACACGCTAACATACAGAGGCGAAACATTCACACTGAACTACGACCCTGGCAAGACGAAGCAGGGACGTAGGGACGTGGTTGGGAACGCCTTCAAATACGACGCTGTGAAATGGAGCGCCCAGTCGGACGAGATGGCTCAGGCTGACTTTCTGGATGTGGTATTGGCCAGCAGGAACGACCTGCACTACACTGCCCTACCCTCCTTCAGTTTTTACGTAGACTCGATCGACGACCTGCTTGACCGTCTACAGGCCAACATGGACGAGCAGACTGTGGCAGGTAAATGGAAGTTCTATTCGAGGAACTGGGCGCGAAGCCAGCAGCGCGGCTGCACGAAAGCCAGATGGGAAGAGGTGTATGGCGGCAAGGCTCTGGATGACGGTAGCCAGACTGGCGTTGAAGACAACGTGATAACCTCGACGAGCATAAGCATACAGAAGCAGTCGGTATGGGAAGGACTGGCACTGGTGAACTCGCAGTTTGACGTGAACTTCATTGTGAGGAACAATGAGGTGTTTGTGGGAACGGCGGGACTACCGACACGCAATGTCTTCAAATACGGCAAGGGGAACGGCCTGTATGAGATTGAAGAGAATGCGGATTCGGACCAGAAGATTGTGACAAGGCTGCGTGCCTACGGTTCGGAAAAGAACCTTCCGACACGATACTACTCCACACTGAACATGGAGGTGTGGATGAACGGGAAGAATCTGCTTCGCGGTGACAACAACGGGACGTACAGGGTGAAGGTGGAGACCGACTTGGGCATATCGGGCCTGTCGGGATATTTCCGTACTGTGATAGACGGCAGGCCAGGAGAGTATGCCGTGAAGGTGAAGGTGGACGGGAAGGAACTGGACGGTGTGATGAAGGAGAGCGGTCTGAGTTTCTGGCAGGACAGCTGTATGCTGCAAGTGGATAGCAGCAGCACTCAAAGCAAGGAGACGTTGACGGCTATGGCGGACGCTATAGGCAATGGAGCCAAGATATACGTAGTGAGCGGTGCGAACAAGGCTAATTTCCCCGATGACCACAAGGCATATACAACAGAGAATCTGCCAAACAACATGGCGTGCGAGAGGCTTATGTTGCCGGGATTTCCGAACGAGAGCCTGGCGGACTGGTGGGCGCGTCAGACCGTGGCTACGAAGAAGCGTCTGAATCCGACTGGTGCCGTACTGCGCTTTTCCGGGCAGAAGGACAGACCTTGGATAGAATCTGCCGAGGCTGACACGGTAGGGCAGAAGTCGGGCAGTGTGTATTTTGACACAGAGGACACGAAGAACAAGATAGACGAGATATATCCGACTCTGGAAGAAATGACGGTGGGCGGCGTGAGAGTGGACGAGATATACAAGGGTTCGGAGATAACGGACAACGGCGTTTTCAAGGAGGGGCAGGACATTCCGGGATTTACTATAGAACTGCGACCGGAACTGGACATAGACATAAACGAGCTGAGAGGAAGCGACTTTACGGTGGTGATGAAGGACGGCATGTGTGCCGGACGCCCGTTCAAGGTTGGCGGCAGCGTGAAGGAAAACGGCCGATGGAAGCTGACGATGCAGCGTATGGAAGACGGGGGTCTGTACTATCCATACAAGGACTTTCAGATAAATGCCGGTGACCATTTTGTGCTGACTGGCATAGAGATGCCGAAGCAGTATGTTGAGGCAGCTTCGGAGAAACTGTTGCAATATGCAATAACATGGCTGTTGGCTAACGACCACACGCGCAAGACTTACTCGCCCAAGGTGGACGAGATATTCATGGCTCGCCAGCACGACGAGGCTATGGCTGACACGACCAATGCGACAAGAAGCTTGCACGACACGCTGAAAGAAGGCGACATGATGCGTATCTATGACGAGGATCTTGGCATAGATGCCGACGTGACTATAGACAGCTTGACGATAAAGGAAGAGGGAGGCAGGATACCTACCTACGAGATTACGCTGAGGGACGACAAGGAGGTTGGCACGCTACAGAAGATACAGGAACAGATTACGGCTATCGCCAACGGTAACGGAGGAGGTGGCGGAGGAGGAGTAACAGCCGCACAAGTAAAGGAGTACGTGGCAAGTGAGGGCGGAAAGTATTTTCTCTCGAAGGTGAAGGAGGACACGGCACAGAAGGCTATCACCTTTAAGGAGGGTCTGAAAGTCGGTGATGGCAGCAAGGGCATTGATGCGGAGGGTAATGCAGTGTTGGGCAACGCTGTGCTGCGACGTATCGTGTCACTGGGCTATAACGGGGCGACACAGCAGGGGTTTGGCATCGTAGACCGTGGCGACGGCAAGTATAGGCTTGACATTCACGAACTACAGGTGTGGGGCAAGGCTATTTTCCAAGAGTTAGAGGTGAGGAAGCTGTCGTATGCCGGTGGCAATGTGTACCTGAGCGGTTCGGGCGGCAAGATATTCAAGACTGAGGAGCTGTATGAGGCAGGCGTGCTGAAAGGCTGGCGCTGCTGGCTGCTGGCCGACGACGGCACTACGGCTACGCAGAACTTGTGGCGTGTGGGCGACCAGGCCCGCTGCCAGACGTTCGGGCTTGCCAACAAGCAGAAGCCGACGCGCTCGTGGTGGCGACTGGTGACGGCTGTGAGCGATGAGAATGTGGCGCTGACTGACGAGGAAGGCAATGTGCTGTATGACGGCAAGAAGTTCGGGTGGATAGAGATAGCCAAGGACAACTGCGAGCTGGGCAGCGACGTGCCGATGGCTGGCGACACAATTGTCCTTGACGGCAATCAGAATCCTAACGAGCGTGACCGCCAGGGCGTGATGATACTGGAGACGACGGGGCCTGGCACTCCTCGTATTGTGGCGTATAAGGGTGTTTTGGGATATTCGCATGAGGGCTGCGAGGTGTTCTATGTTTCGCCTGATGGCTGTAAGTTTGTGTCTACGTCGTTTGAGTGGGTGTCGCCTACTGGTGACACGATACACATTGTGAACTACAGAGGCGAGTGGCAGAATGGTGTGAGCTACAGCTATTATGACCAGGTTTCGCATAATAACGGTGTGTGGCTGTGTACTAACAGCGAGGGCAGCACTACGGAGCCTAAGGAGGGCAACGCCGACTGGCAGCTGGTGATGAAGGCGGAGAAGGGCGAGAAGGGTGATACTGGCGACCGTGGCCCTCAGGGAGCGCGAGGCGAGCCAGGAGCGGACGGACAACCTGGAGCGCAAGGCAAACCAGGTAAGGACGGTGAGAGCGCTATTGTTGCGTTATGGAATCCTAATCCTCTCGTACTCTCTACTGAACGGGACAGCGACGGCAATGTATCTGCTGTGATAGATTCGGACAGTGTAGCACGGGTGAAATTTAGTCGTGACGGTGAGGACTGGGGTATGAGTCATATTCTCGGCTACCCTTCCGCGCAACCGAGAGGTTGTGACGCGGTAGTGGGAGCAGACAACGATGGTTTTTACGTCCGTATCAAGAGTGTCTTTCAACATACTGTCACGGCATCTGACGGCACGACCATTCTGGTGCCAGTGACTACTGCGAGTGTCACTTTAGCTGCGAGGTATAAAGCTGCTGATGGTACGGACAGCTATATCTATACCACGCTGAAGGTGGACATTGAAGTATCTGCGGTGTGGGGCGGCATCGAGATGAACATGAAGGGGCTGACAAGTAGTTTCTCTGAGATTAGCAACAAATACAATAACCTACCTCTGAAGACTCCGGGCCAACTGACGGAATATACTTCGACTATCAAGCAGACGGCACGGGATATTTCGCTGAAGGTGAGCGAAACGGCTGTGGGCAGGAAGAATCTGCTTGTGGACAGTGCTTTCGAAAAAAGAAATGTGTTCGTGACGGATAGTTACAATAGTGGCATACAGGTGCTGGATAATGTAGGCGGAGTGAACAGCTATTGTCTCGAAGCGGTGAATCCGGGTGAATATCCGTGGTTTTCGTGGTGCGGCGATGCAGGGGGTAATATTAAAGTGGAAAAAGGCAAGACTTACACGTTGTCGGTATGGGCGAAACGTGATTCAAGTTATGCATACTGTTACTGCGAGTTTTACCTTCATTCGACGAAGACAACAAAGCATGACGACAGTAACAGAGTAAGTCTTTCTGCATATGGGTTCTCTTTTCGCGCAAACAATGTTTGGGAACTCAAGACTTACACTTTTGCCATCCCCGAAAACGCCACAATGGAGTACCTTGAAGTAATGTTGATATTTACGCCATTGACCAGCAAGACCAGTGCTGATAAGATACACTGCTGGTATTGTCAGCCTATGCTCGTTGAGGGCGACGAATATGTAGGATGGTCTATGTCGAAGGAGGATGCTGAGTATGTTGGCGGCAACCTGCTGGATAATACTGATACGCTAAAGACTGGGGGTACGCTAACAGTGGCGACTGAGAATACGGATCTGCATCCGACAAACGGCAGCGCGGACGAAATTGCACGGCAGACTTACAACGGTTGCGCTACGCTTAATTCGGACGCTCGCTACTACAGCGGCAATATAGACACAGTAAAGTGGGATTTGGGCGATACGGGTTTTGTTAAGCAAGGGCAGGACTATATGCTTAGTTTTTGGGCTAAAGGCAACAAGTATGGTCAGTTTACTGCTTACTTCTACAAAAGCGACACTACAGAGGAGGTGTTTGTCGAGGTGCTGGACAGAGTAAACGGGTCTAACCAACACTCGGCAGCCAACGGCAATGCTCAGGTGGAGTTTGATAAGGATTACGAATGGAAGCAGTACTGGGTGCATTGGAGAGTGGTAGGCGGCAATCTGCCTAAATATGTGCTGATACGCTGTATGCAGGGTTGTGACCTCTATGTATCTCAGCCGAAGCTGGAATACGGCGCTACGGTGACGGAGTACACGACAAGCCGCTCTATGTCGTCGCGACTGCTTGACGCTGGCATAGACATAAACAGCAAGCAGATAACGCTGACGGCAGACAAGACGGTGTTCAGAGACCAGAGCGGTAAAGAGACCGCCGTGTTCAAGGACGGAGCTATAAATGCTAATCTCATAAAAGCGAAGCAAGCGGTAATCGACACTCTGAGAACCGAGAGCGTGGAAGCAGGGAATCTGAATGTGACAGGCAGCAGTAGATTCGGAATTTGGGCGATTGAGCACGATGAAAATCTTGGTTGCGACATTATCACAGCTAACGACACGACAGTAGGAAACGTAAATATAAGCGGCAGCATGATACAGTACACACCTGCTTTTGTGCGCAGCGGCAACCCAATTTCAGGATATATGCGTACTGGAGCACAGGTGACTGAGTTCGGGTGCGGCGTGTCTAATGGCGAATACACTGGCATATGGCTGGGCAAATCGGCTTACACTGTTGCGTATGGCTCACAAAACACGTGGGGTCTGCCAACGAACTACAAAATAACCGGTGCTACGACTGGCCTTACAAACCTGGTTGCTTATATATACTCTCCATATTCGGGTGACACTCCGTCGGTATATCTTTACAAACCTCAAGGTGGCATCGTGATGGAGACTAATGCTGGGATTCGTGCTGCCTTTATCAGCCATGTGGACAGACCTGGCAGCGATTTTGGTGCAGGTGACAGCACTGGGCTTATAGTAACTACTAACGACAGATACAGTATCACGGTGACGCTGCCGAAGAACCCTATAGCTGGCCAGCAGGTGACGGTGGTGCAGAAGGGCCGCGGCAAAGTGTACATAAAAAGCACAACGGCGAACATACGCACAGCTGGCGAGTCTTCGGCTACGCAGCAGCGTATTAGCAACTCGCAGGGACAGATAAGTCTTTTTGTGTTTGACGGCACGGACTGGAACTGCTCTTACTTTAACAGCAGAATGTATTCGAGCTAATGCTAAAAAGTCTAACATAATTGATTGAAATATGAAAAAGATTGTAAGAGGTAATGATTTTACGCTGCGCATCCCGGTGCGTAAAATCGTGGGTGGGCAGATGGAGAAGTTTCCGCTGCCTGCCTGTGAGGAGGTGGAGGTGAATCTGGTGAATGCCTTCAGGCGCAGAAAACTGACGTTCGCGATTAGTGCGGAAGACGACTCGCTGATAGAGGCTACGGTGCGAAGCTCGGAAATGGCGCTGGGCGCTTATGCCCTGGAGGTACACGGAAAGCTGTTCGGCTGTTCTTGGCGTAGCAATGAGTATGAGCAGATTATGCTTGTTGACAACAATGCCAAGGGCGACACGGCGTTTGGCGAGGTGATAGAGGGCGAGGACTCGGTGGAGATGGACACGGCTATTGTGGTGCTGCCTCCGAGCGTGGAGCTGGGCAAGCTGATTGAGAGCGCTGGCGAGGCTATCGGCAAGGTGGACGCTAAACTGAGCGAGGTTGACGTGCGCATAGACAAGGCTGTAGGGGATGCTGGCGCTGCTACCATATCGGCTAATACCGCTGCTGGATATGCTAACGAGCAGGGCGACCGTGCCAAGGCGCTGGCTGATCATCCGAACATCATCGGTGAGGACGGATATTGGATGAAGTGGAATGAGGAGACGGGAGAATATGAAAAAACAGACAAATACTCCAAGGGTTCGTTTGATTACCCGACGTTTGACGTGGTAGAAGGTAAGCTGATTGCCTGTATCACGGAGGGCGATATGGACAGATTCAAATTGTCGGAAGAAGGACATCTGCTCGTAGCACAGAACTAATACGAAGAACGATTTTTATAATAACAAGTGAATATGGAAAAGAAGTACATTGACATGGGTAGTGTCGGCATGCACCCTAAAGGGGCATACGACGCGAGTGTGACTTACTGTAAGCTACAGCTTGTGACGCACGGCGGCAACACCTATCTGAGCAAGGCGGACGGCAACATCGGGCACGAGCCTGTGGGTGAGGACGAGTGGTGGAGCCTGATTTTGGACGCTAAGAGCGCTCACGACGGTGCTCAGAGTGCGCAGGAGGCTGCGACGGCTGCCAACGCTGCTGCTAAAACTGCTAACGACAAGGCTGCGGAGGCGGCTAAGGCTGCTGAGAGCGTGACTACTGCTACGGCAGGGCTACAGGAGGCTTTGGACAAGTTGGATGCAGCGGCTACGGCTGCGACTTCGGCTTCGGCATCGGCACAGGCTCAGGCGAGTCGTGCGCAGGAGGCTGCTGAGAGGGGCGAATCGCTCAACTTGCAGCTTGACGACACGCTGAAGGCGGCTAAGGCGGAGGTGGAAGCAGCTAAGACCTTTAACGTTACAGCCGCGGCGAACGAGGCACAGCGTGTGACGGACGAGGGCGAACGAGTAACGGCTGAGCGAAACCGCTCGAACGCTGAGGGTGTGCGCACTGGCAATGAAGAAAAACGGTCGTATGCAGAAATGCAGCGTAGCAATGACGAGAAGCTGAGAGCGGAAGCGGAAGCGCGACGTGTGGCGAATGAGAAGCTGCGTGTATCGGCTGAGCAGGAGCGTGCCGATGCGAGCCAGCAGGCTGTGATGAACGCTAGCATGGCTGCTGATTCTGCAAATACTGCTGCCGAGAAGGCTAACGGAGGCGCAGAAAAGGTGTCTGCTGCGGTAACTGCTGCCAGCAACGTTAACGCGACTCTTGCCGACGACGGCACGCTGACCGTGACCGACCGCAACGGTGAGAGCAAGAGCGTAAAGGTGGGCGAAGGCGAGAAGGTGAACCAGCTTGTGACGGACATGAAGGAGACTAAGGATGCTGTGGCACAGAACGCTGCGGACATAGCCGAGCTGAAGGAGAACGTTAAGGACTACTATGTAGGCGAGAACGACGAGGTGACGGGTGACCCTCACTTCAAGAACTGCAAGGGCAACAAGGAGTTCTTGGGCGAATGGCATCCGTACCTTATCGACCATACAGACAACACGGGCGAGGCTACACATCCTGTAGGTCAGTTGATGGACAATAATCATTTCCGCTTTGTGTCGGGTGCGTTTGCTCCTACCGTGGGTATCACGGAGGCGATGCGTGCTGCGTGTGATGTACAACTCTATACCGATGCCGAGCATACACAGATGCTGACACTGAAAAATGGAGTTGTCGTGACCGATAAGGCTGGCGCACATCCTTATGATGCTGTGGAGGTGTACAACTCGCTTGGTCTTGTTACGTTGTATGACGGCAATGGACAGAAGGTGCGTCAGCTTTTGCCTTGGGAGACCACAGAGACCAAGTATTCGGTGATGATTGGTCGCTACGACACTCTCTACCCAGTAGACCGACAGGAGGGCGAGAGCGGCAAGGTGCTGTCGGGTATATTCAAGCGTCAGGTGCGCTACGACGGCATTGATACGGGCAAATACCCGCTGTTGGGCACGGCTCTGGCTCCATGCCCAGTGACAACTGTAGGCAACAAAACGCGCAACTTCTTCTACGTCTATGCCGTGGGTGACAGCAATACAGTGAGCGGGACAGGCAATCAAAGTCTGTGCTTAATGTTTGCAAATGAAGGGCGAACATATCCTCGTAGTAATATAAATCAGATTAACAACATGCAGTATGCACGTGCTAATAATGCCGACGCTCAGAAGCCTGTGCCTTTTGCTGAGGGTGGCTATCATGCCTTAAACACCTTCCTTCTGAGTATGGAACTGTTGTACGGCACTAAATACTTACACGATAAAGATTTGTTCGGCTCGGGAATCTCATCGAACGATACTTGCAACAACGAGGAAACTTGGATGGCTAACGGTGGTGTAAGATGTAAGGAAGAAGGCACGACGGAGTGGATATATAGAAATTGGTCGGGACAGACTCCTTTTGGCATAAAGACTGATATGAGTAAGATTCACTTTTCAGGCTTTGCGAATAGTGAATCTCCTAAGCAGCAATGTATGGAAAGCCATATGGCTGCATCGTGGGCAACTGAGTTTGGGATTGCTGAGAACACCGAGTATGAGGCGTATGGCGCAACTTACAGATATAAGAATATAACGGGCGTAAAGGGCTTGGCTGACGGTGTGATGAACTGTAAGGTGTATCGCAAGAAGATTGGCACTTGTAAGGGCTACAAAGACGCTAACACGCTTGCTACATACGACCTTGAGCTAAGTCTTAGAATGAGTCTCATGCACGGCATGAACGTCAGTGGTGATGTCTTTGCTTATTGGGGAGGCGGCTGTGAGATGGTGGGCATTAACAAGGTGCAGACCAACGGCAGCTACAATGCCGAGCAGCTGTTAAAGAACTACATAGACTTCTATCTTGAACCCACCCAGTCGAAGTGGGTGAATGAGTCTGGTGTCAGCAAGAACAATCTTGGCACATTCGGCTTCGAGTCTACGTATGGTAAGATTGGTACTTTCGGTCCTCCTATCTTGTCGGACGGTTACTGTAAGAATAGACTTGGGTATATCCCATACAAGATTGCCGATGGAGGAAATATTAGCAGTTGGCAATGCTTCTACTCGTGGGCATTTCCGTACTGGAGTTCTACTCTCAACCAGCGCGTGCGCATAGCCGTGCGCTTTCGTGGCAATGCGGCTAATGCGAATTGTTCGCCTCGGTATCTGAATGCGAACTCCTCGGCTGCTCATACGCACGTGACTAATGGCGGTTCTGCCCAGTGTCGCATCGTGCAATAGGCGCAGCCGGGTGCAACCCAGTGCAACGTTGGGCACCCGGTGCAACCGGGGCCCTGTGCGAATTAGGAGTTAGGAATTAGGAATTAGGAGTTAGTAAAGATGGAGAAAGAAAAGATATTTCCTCAAAACCAGAACAAGCTCGGCATGAGGGCCGAAGCCTCTGAAGCCTGCATGAGAGGTGACGCTATCCATATAGATGATGGCTAAAGAGGTTGGTGTCTCCGAGCCGTGCGCTTTCGTGGCAATGCGAATAATGCGAATTGTTCGCCTCGGTATCTGAATGCGAACAACTCGGCTGCTAATACGAACGTGAATAATGGCGGTTCTGCCCAACGTCGGGCATCATAAATGATGCAGAACTAAGAACACGGGAACACCACTCTCGCTCAGGAGAAGCAGAAAATATCAAAGACAAGGGATGTGAGCGTAGCACGATGGCTGTACGTGATGCGGCGAACGTGACCGAGAGACATCCTGACGGGCAGACAGTCCCGTCAACCTTTTAAGCCCGACACTGAATATCAACAGCGGAGAAATCCGCATAAAAACATATATATAACAAACGTGCATAGACCTAACTACATACCCTTCACTGCCGACGACTACATAAAGGCTGTGTGGAGTGCCGCAAAAGGCAGAAAGAAAAGACCCGAGGTAAAGGAGGCATTGAAGGATGTAAAAGGGCTATGCGCAAGTATTGAACAACATCTCAAAGATGGAAGCTGGCATGAGGACATCAAGTACCGGAAGCTGACCAAGGTGAACAACAACAAGAAGGTGAGGCATATCGACGCGCCTACGTTCAGAACTTTAGTGTATGAACATCTGCTGAAGAACAAGTTGGAGCCGATATACCGCAGACGCGACCCGTTGGTGTCGCTTAACTGCAAGGAAGGATGCGGAATAACACCATCGGCGAAGCACAAGGAACTGAAAAGCCACTATGTGCTGCCAAGAGTGAAGCACCTGTTCTACGACCTGCGGGATATGGACTGGGTAGTGACTGCCGACCAACGTCAATGCTACGCTCACGTGAAGCCGAGCGTACTGCGCAAGGAACTGAAATATCTTATTGGCGACAAGTGGCTGATAGACTTCGCTGTGGAGCTGTGCTTTGTTGACGGGCAGTTGCCTGTAGGCACACCTACGAGTCCGCTTGCTCACCACATACTGATGCTGAGATTCCATGAATGGCTGTGCCGAAACACCGAATGGCGGCTGTGCTATGCCGACAACTGCATGGTAGCTTGCCGGACGAAGGAAGAAGCACAACAGATGAAGTGGCGAATAAGGCAGTATTGGTGGTATGAGCTGAAGATGAGGGCGAAGCGTACAGATACGAAGGTTGCTAATATCAACGACGGTAGAGGGATTGACTTCTGCGGTTATAGGGTGATACGCAACGCCGACAAGAACGTGACAGACTCGAACAAGGGATATTGCCTTATACGCAAGGGCACATTGCTGAGAGCAAGGATGTGTAACAACGACAATTCGTGGGGCAGCTACTTCGGACTGATGCGGCACACGGACGGATTCGGAGAGATGGTAAAAATAGAAAAGGAGATGAAGTTAAGAGAACTGACAAAAAAGATTCGCATAGACCGCAAGATGGACGCTCCGAATATCAAGCCTCTGGAGTTGGCACGTAGCGGACAGGCGTTCACGGTGTTCGATTACGAGATACGCAAGAGCGAGAAGTCGGGCGAGCCTAACTGGATTAAGATGCTGATAGGTATGCCGGAGGTGACCGAAGATGGCGAAGTTACAGGTAAGATTGTTGCCAGGGAGGTGCACGGTGGCATGATGGGCATCGTGGCTTGGATGGTGGCAGCGGAGCAGGAGTATGGCAAGAAGACCTTGCTGCCGTTGGAGGACGTGAGGATTGTGGACGAATGCGGATATATCTTTGAGGGTTCGACAAATCAGAGAGAGTATATAGAATGTTGAATTTTAAGTGTTAAATGTTAAATTAATTTGAATATGGAGAAGTATTATTTTGACGAGGCACAGCCGAGATTGACTGTTGGCGATGGTGTTGTTCTGCTGCTTATCAATGGCAAGCAGGAGACTGAAATAATGGGTGGTATGCCTAACGAGAACGGACTGGCTACTACCGAAGTAGTAGAACGTAAGGTGTGGGTATATAACGGTGTACGTCTGGAGACTGGAGGCATGACTTCGGAGGCTGCTCTGACTGCTGCCGCACAGAAGATGGTGCTTGCAGAGATAGACAAGCATGACACGTCTCCTGCTGTAAACAGTTTTATACTTAACGGACAGCGTGTGTGGCTTGACAAGGCTACTCGTGTTGGTCTGATGAACTCTACCACTATCGCTAAGGCTATGGGACAGCCTACTACTACGCTGTGGCTTGGAGATGCTAAGCTGGTTGTGGAGTGCGACAAGGCTATACAGCTGCTCTCGGCACTGGAGATGTATGCCCTGGAGTGCTTTAACGTTACTGCTGCGCACAAGAAGGCGGTGTCGGAAATGAGCACGGTGGAGGAGGTGCTGGGGTATGACTATACAGCAGGCTATCCGGAAATGCTGGAAATGAGAGTTTAAGTGAAAAACGAAGAGTGAAAAGTGAAGAATCCAATAGTTAAGAGAGTACATGGATTTTTCACATTTCACTTTTAACTTTTAACTTTAAGAATATGATAGTATTGAGTTTTATTGCGGCATTGCTGTTTGTAGCTTTGCTGTGCATAGTGATTAATAAGTATGGAGTGCCTGACATGGTATCGTCTATCTATTATTTGATGGGCAAGAAGGGTTGGGTGTTTCAGACGGTGATGATACTGTTCGGCATGCTGATGATGGTGTGCTTGCTGGACTGTGGCAAGGGTGTGCAGTGCCTTGCTTTCCTGTCTTGCGCTGGACTGATGTTCGTGGGAGCTGCGCCAAGGTTCTTGGAGCAAGACGAGAGAGCTGTGCATAAAAGTGCTGCTATCGTGTCGGCTGCGGCGAGTGTAGGCTGGTGTCTGACGGTGAACTGGAGGATTGTGGTTGCATTATTAGGGTGGTATGTAGTGTACTGGGCATGTAGGAGCGAGGACGACCATCCGTGGCTTATGGCGGAGGTGACGGCGATATGGATGGTGCTGCTGACGTTTTGGAGCACGGTGGGGTAAGTGTTGGATGTTAAATGTTGAGTGTTAAATGTTAAATGTTAAATGTTGAGTTATGAAGGTGATATATAACAGCATCATTCCATTTCCGGGCTTCAAGGCGATTAACCTGTTTGGAGTGCTGTTCGTGCGCAAGGGATGCACGATGAGGGAGACGGACATCAACCACGAAATGATACATACTGCCCAGATGAAGGAAATGGGGTATGTGTTGTATTACGTTTGGTATCTGGTGGAGTGGCTAATCAAGTTGGCAATGCTCAGAGACTGCCACAAGGCTTACAGAGCCGTCTCTTTCGAAAGGGAGGCATACACTTACGAGCCTAACTTGATATATTTGGATCTGAGGAACAAATATGCATGGAGAGAATATATAGTAAAAAAGTGAAATATTTAAAAAAGAAAAGAGAATGGTAAAGGTTACTAAGGTGCAGCTGTTGCAGATTATGCCTACAGCTGCGAGCAGGATTGACAAATACATCTCGTATATCAACAGCTATGCGGAGGTGTTCGGGATTGACACTCAGCTGCGCATGGCTCACTACTTGGCTCAGATAGCACATGAGAGCGGTGAGCTGAGGTGGACGGTGGAACAGGGCAGCAAGGGCTACTTTGACAAGTACGATACGGGGAAACTGGCGAAGATGCTTGGGAATTCTCCGCAGAGGGACGGTGACGGCTATAAGTACAGAGGCAGGGGGCTGATACAGATTACTGGACGGTCGAACTATGACGCTTATAACCGCTCAGCTTACTGCAAGGGTGACGTGATTGAGAATCCCGAGCTGCTTGAAAAACCTCTTGGGGCGGTGAAAAGCTCGATGTGGTGGTGGAAGACGCACGGTCTGAACATTCTGGCTGACAACGACGACGTGGTGAAAATCACGAAGAAGATAAACGGTGGTCAGAACGGATTGAAGGAACGGTGCGGGTATCTGGCGAGAGCGAAGAGAGCGTTGGGGATAAGTAAGTGAAGAGTGAAGAATCAAATTGTTAAGTAAAGAATTGATATATATGGAAATGGACGGACTTGTTAACAATACGGGCGGACGGACTATCGGGATGCTGATGTTCGGCTCGGAAATGGTGGGCATTGTACAGGAATTGCGATGGATGCTGCTCGCTTTGGTAATCTTCATCATTGCCGACTTTCGATTCGGCTGGGGTGAGAGTAACAAGCACTATGCTCTTGCAAAGGAGGCTGGCAACAGAACTCTGATGGACAAATACAAATGGAGGACTTCACGAGCCTTGCGCAGGACTATCAATAAGGCTATAGACTATCTGATGTGGCTCGCTATTGGTGTCGTATTCGGTATGTCGCTGCTTGAGCCTGTCGGGATAGCTCATATATACGGTGCGGTGGCAGCTATGTTCGTGGCATGGTTGTGCGAGCTGAAGAGTATTATAGGGCACTTCTTTTATTTGAGGGGGGTGTCAGTTGAAAAGAAGACTATCAACGGGTTTTTCAAGGCTTTTGCCATTGCTCTTGCTAAGCGCAAAGACGAAGACGTAGGTGAGGCTCTGAAAGAAGCTTTTGACGAAGAAGAAAAAGAGGAGAAGCAGGTATGAGGAAGTGGATTGTGTGCAGTGTGCTGGCGTGTTCGTTGTGCTTGAACGTACTGTTATTTTGCGAAAATGGCAAAGGGCGGATAAAAACGGACACTGTGAGGGTGACGGTGGTGGACACTGTCCCCTACGTGAAGCCTGTAGCGAGGGACAGCGTGGTGGTGAGGTATGTGAGGGTGAAGATGCCTGTTGGGGATGATAAGCCTTACTATGCCTCAGTAGGCCTTACTAAGCCCGGGGACACAATTTTGGCAGAAAATTATGCACAAAAATCGGCAGAAAATATTCCAGACAGCGTACGGGTGGATATACCTATCGTGCAGAAACGGTACTCGGACAGTACTTATACTGCTTGGGTGAGCGGATATGATGTGAGACTTGACAGTATAAGGGTGTACACAAGGCGGGAGGTTGTGACTATAAGCAGGACTATAAAGGGCGGAGGAAAGGGCGGATACAAGAGGTTGGGCGTGAATATAGGCTTAGGAGTAGGCATAACGCCTAAAGGTGTGCAGCCGTATGTGGGTGTTGGGATTGGCTATAGATTGTTTTAAGGATGAGTCTTGCCTGTCTGTGATATGTAAATAAGACATAAATAAAATTAACAATACATACGATTTAGAGAATAAATGACTAACTTGCAAAATGAAACTGACAGTTAAACAAGAAAACGCTATGGACGAGGAGTATAAAAGGCAGTTTTTGACTCTGGTAAAGGGCAAGGACATATCGGAGATTATGTCCTTGCTGGCAGAGTCAGGCAATCAGTATTCACGCAGAATACTTCGGTTCTTCCGCTGGTTCTGCAAGTGGGTTCCAATTATGATAATGGTGGCGCACATGTACGGCATGTTTGATTTTAGCCGTAATCAAAAAGAGATGTTTGCCGTACATGGGGCTAACTGGGCGTGCTATACGTTTATTTACATCATGGTCTATGTGCTGCCTATGGTTATTATTCTTGCGTCACGCTTCTTTTGGCTATGCTGGAAGTACCGCATACCATTCTTCTACTTCTTTGCCGTCAACTCCATACATCTTGTATATTGGAGTTGGTACACAACGAAAGAGATGATAATGGCACACTTTGCAATCATGGCTTTTACGTTATTGTTGTATATCTACGGAGCAGCGGAATGGTTTTGCAGCAAGTCAAGTCTTGGTAAAAGACTATTCAATTAGAAAGGAGTGCTATGAGAAAGATTTTCGGCTACAAAATGCTCGGCACGCTGTTGCAGTCGCTCGCCAACTCATGCTTCAAGGCAGATGAACAGCAGCGTAACGGAGAGAAAGTAACTGCTTGCGGTATGAGCGACGATGATATAGAAACGCTCTGCCAGGACATACTTCCGAATATGCTTAACCCAATGATGAGCGCAGAGGAAGTAAAGGACAGGCTTAGTGTAAGCGATGCGACGCTCAACAGAATGGTAAAGCGCGGCGAGATACCGAACGGCGAGTGCAAGAAGCGCGGACACACACGATACTGGAAGAAGTGGGATATTATTCACTTCATAAGACAAAAGAGAAGCAAGTAAAGAGACTTCTCTTTTTTTTGTTTTCATTTCTTTCCAATTCTTCAAACACAGGAAAGATTTTTTACAACGTGATAGTACCGACTATCAGCGTATATATCTGATAATCAGCGTAATATAAAATCTTTGAGCGTGTTATGGCATTATCCGTCATAACACGCTAACTTTGTGGCGTAACGTTACAATAGAGTTAGTAAATCTATTAAGGTAAAAACTAAAAATGTTATTATGGAGAGTAAAACTTACGTATTCGGCAATGAAGGCAGCGGACAGGGTAGCATGATGAGTTTGCTCGCTCCTCTGCTTCAACAGAGAGGTCTTGATCCTAATCTTCTCCTTGCCATGAACAAGAATGGTAATGGCTTCGGTGAAGGAGGTTGGTTTATGTGGGTAATTTTCCTTTTCTTCCTCATGGGTTGGGGAGGTAATGGTTGGGGTGGTTTCGGTAATGGTCGCGCAGGCGGTATTGCCAATGAAATCAACAACGACTACGGTCGCTCGCTCCTCATGGATGCTATCGGTGGCAACAGAAACGCCTTGAGTAATCTCGCTACACAGCTTAACTGCACCGAGGGTCAGATACAGGCAGCTATATCGGCTCTTACCTCACAGGTTCAGAATGTAGGCAACCAAGTAGGCATGAGCGGCATGCAAACTATCAACGCATTGCAACAGGGTAACATGCAAATTGCACAGCAGCTCGCTTCTTGTTGCTGCGAGAACCGACTTGCTACATGCCAGCAGACCAACACCTTGCAGAACGCCATTAACAGCGTTGCAACAGGTCAGGAACGCGGTTTTTCAAACCTTGCCTTTGAGACACAAAGACAGACTTGCGACCTCAACAACAGCATCAAGAACAGCACGCAGCAGATTCTTGACGGACAGCGTGCCGCAGAGCTTCGAGAGATGCAGGATAAGTTAGACCATCTGCGCGAGGAGAACTCAACGTTCAAGTCATCGGCTATGACAAGTCAGATTGTAGGTCAGGCGGTCGCTCCTATCAATGCGGTATTGGCAGGATTGCAGCAGGAGGTTGCTGGTATCAAGTGTAAATTGCCTGAGACAGCGACTGTCTCATACAGTCCATTTACGGCTGTTCCTAACTGCGTAGCAGCTCAGATGGGACTGTACGGGTTCAACGGAGCCAACGGTTTTTGGGGTTAAACATCTAATTGGAGGACAGGACTATGATTTGGGGTTATCCTTTTTCATGGGTCAACAGGAGAGGGTCGGCGGCTATCGGCTCTACTGGCGTGTCGGTAAGTACAAGCGGTGTGGTTTTCTCGTTTAAGAATCATGCCTTCTTGAACGCCAACTACAGAGGAACGGTATTCGTTAATCTGAGGCAGGCGATACCAGCCGGCACGACGGCTACACTGCCGATACTCTTTGAGACCAACGGCGCAACGCAGGCTGTCACCAAATTCGGAGGTGCGGCTCTTACGGTTGCCGATGTAGCCGGAACTGGTGTGTATCAGTTTTGGTTCGAGAGAGACACTAACACCCTTCAACTCATGACGGGTATTGTATAACAAGTTAAAATTCGACTTCTATGTTTCAAGGACTTCGACAAAACAGCATATTTTATGTGCTTGACAAATCGGGAGAACCGACACTAAAAATAGGGCAAGTGATAAACGTGAGCAATCCGCAACCCAAGTTTCCTTCATATCAGCCTGGGCAGTTTAACCCCCAACCAATGGAAACAACTGTTGATGTAAAGGTTAAAATGCCAGATGGCGAAGCGGAGTTTAAGCAATTGCCATCAAATGGACAGATTGCTAACTCGGGAGACCTCGTTGTATCTGAGAGCCGTGAGGCTATGAGCGCAGAGATTGAAGCTATGCTCAGGCACTCTAAAGAAGTGCTTGAGAGCAAGGAATACCATGAGAAAGTGGTAAAGAACTGTGAACAGATGTTGGGTGTCCTCAATCCACAGATAGCCAAAGAAAAGGCGCAGGAACAGAGGATCGGTAACCTTGAAGCCGATGTGAGCGGCATGAAAGGCACGCTGTCGAACATTGAGACTATGCTGCAAAGAGCCTTGAACAAGAAGTCGAACGGAAACACTTAATACTGAACATTATGTATATGGTTGAGATTACAGAAAACAAGTTAGATGAGCTTGTTGAGAATGCCGAGAAAATGCTTAAATACGGTGGAAAAGTCATGTCGTGCCTTGAAGACATGAGACGTGGCGAAGGTCGTATGGGTGAGCGTTCTCCCATGCCGGACTATCGGGACATGGGACGTGACGAGCGCAGACGCTATGAGCGTGGCATGGACTACGACGATGAAGGACGTTACGGAGAACGTTATGGTGGCGGCTACTATGGTGGTGGCAGACGCTACTAAGTAATAACCGACAGGTAGGGAATACTGTTTCCTACCTGTCTTAACAAGTAAAGACTATGGGAAAATGTAGAATGCCTCTGGATTTCTATGATTTGAAGCCTGATGCAATGATAGCCTATCTCAGATACAATGGTTATCACTTTAACAAAAAGATGTGCGACTGGGCTGTCAGTCATATGCGCAAGGTCAACAAGGCGAGCGGTAAGGAAGAGCCAATCGAGCCTATAAGCAAGGACAAAGTAGAGGAAATGATGCAGACCTATGGACTGACCCTTGAAAACCTTGTTGGCTATGACCATGTGTATGTAGCGAATATGTGCAAGGCTGATTTTTGGGGTAAGTCAATAAAAGACGAAGCGAGCTTGGCACAATATGTAAAGGACACAATAGACGATGTAGACCAGAAGGACGGTTTTGTGTTCAACCGCTTCTACGCCGACTGCTGCCATAACGGTATGCCTATACCGTGGGAGGATTTATTATGATCAGACGTGACATAAGGCTCGGCAAGTACGACTGGAATGTGCGTTGCTTCATCGGGTACGACAGTGGCGACACTGTGTATCTCTGCAACGAGCTTATGACGATTGGGTGTGGCAGTGAAGCAACAAGCAAAGCCTATCGTCACTTTGTAAGCGGTGGTGAAAGCAGCGGACTCACCTACTCCAACGTCAAGGACAAGGTGAGCGTGGTAACTATCGGACACTCCGAAGAAGAAAGCGAGATGGTAAACACAATCGGTCACGAGTTGCTACACGTCACGGCACACATCTGCGAAGCGTATGATATTGACATGAGTGGCGAGCAGGCTTGCTATATCATGGGAGAACTATGCGAACGGATATTCAAAAAATTAACATAAATTTAGCGGTATGAAAACAACACAAACAAATACGCTTGCAGAAAAACTATTTTGGTTTTACAGGATTGGTATTAGGGCAATACCGATTTTTCTTATGATTTCGCACTGGTTCGGCGTACACTGGTTTCACCATAATGCAGCGCCGATAGGTTTGGATCTGAACGAGAACGCCGTTTTGATTGTGTCGGTTTATGCGCTTGCGTATATTGTACTGCCTGCCGTTTTGCTGCCAGCGAGTTTTCTTTTCGGATTTAGCTGGGTGTGGCGAATACCGTTCATATATCTTGCAGGAGTTATTCTGATAAGATTAGGGCATGGTACGCTGTGCATTTCTGAAACGACACAGATTGCAGACTACACATTGATTGTCCTGACGATGCTGCTATACGGTCGGGCATTTACGTTGCATGACAAATGACAAAAACCGCGCACGGGCAACAAGATTTCACTCCTGCTGCCCGTGCGCGGTTGATACTAATCTATCCCTCCGTAATCCTCTGGTTTGTATTCGGGGTTCACCTGTAACGCATACTCTCCTGCGCGGTTGTAGATATTCTCGTTCGAGAGCTTCATTACGATATTCTTTGCTGCCTGAACGCTGTCCGCATCATCGTTGATGTCAATGTTGGGTATTCCTGGTAGTGAGTTTATGACGGATTGCATGGCGTTGTTCCAATTTTGTTTCAACGCCAGTGCGTTGCCATCATTGAACATCGGTCGCAAGTTCGTTCCTATCTTCTTCTGAATATTGTCAAACAGACTCTTGAACAGGTTTACCGCAACATCTATCAGCACCATTGCTGTTTCCATACGGGCGATTATCTTGCTTTTCGGCATCTTATTCTTCAAGAAGTAGTTGTCGATGCAGTAGTAGAGCGTTGTGATGAGCGGCTTTAGTTCCGCTTCCGACGCATCGGACAGGTCGAGCCAAAGCTGATAACGGTCAGCAAGGACAAAGCGCATTTTCGAGTCCCACGTATCGTATGCGGCAAGGGCTTTGTTAATATACTGCTTTGTCTGTTGACGATACAGCTTCTTGTCATCTTTAATTGCGTTGTAAGCGTCTACCATTGCGGTTTGGGCAATATTGTATACCGAACCCATTGTGATGTAATACAGCGAACAATAGCGGTCAATTCTCTTTAGTAATTCCTCTTTCTGCTTTACGCTTGGCGCAATAATATACGCCCTTCTTGGTGTGCGGCTTGTTAATTGTGCTGTGCTCATAGTTATATAGCGTTTATAATTTGCAAATCGCCTGCCTCGCCTATTACACCGACAACGGGTATTCCGCAGATGTCAGCAACGCGGCGTTCTATTTCACAACCTTTCGAGCAACGCCATCGGTTCGGAACAACGATGCCATCGCAGCCAAGGAGCAGGCGTAAGTCTTCTTTCATGTGTTCCGTGTACGGCGCAGACTCGGGCAATGGCTTGCTCATAGGATTGACTGGCTTGTAGCCGAGAATTGTCAGTTCCTTCTCGATCCGAGCGAAGAACTCGCGTCGCTCGTTGAGGTTATGACCTGTGATTGGTGATGATATGTAAATTTTCTTTTTGCTCATTTTTTGTTTTTTAGATTAAAATATTTGGATTGTTATTTGATTTATGCTTATTTTTTACCATTCAATAGCGACATTAGCTCCACAGCCTTTTTCTTGTCGGAATATCCTTTGATGTTTACCCATTTGCCGAAAAGAAAGCCTCCGACATACTTCTGAACCATATACACGGTTACAGGAATGCAGCCGTTATACACTTCCATGAGGATGATTCTTAGTTCCATATCTTATTGTCTTTTTTTAACTGACTCTGTCACGGCAAGCAGGTTTCTATTCTGCCTTACCAGACTTCTTCTTATATTCATGACACTTTGCTTTATGTTC